TGTCCAGTCGTTGCCGAGGTAAATCAGGGTGGTGCGCTAGTAAAAAACGCTATTCACACCATCGACCCGAGCATTACAGTGCTAGAAGTGCACTCAAAACAGGGAAAACAGCTCCGTGCAGAGCCAATTACACTCGCATACGAGCAAGGACGTGTTCACCACGTTGGATACCTTGCCGACCTAGAAACTCAGATGATTTCGTGGGTTCCAGGCGAAGGAAAGTCCCCAGACCGCGTTGACGCACTCGTTCACGCCCTCACAGCCCTCCTAATTAAGCCTCCACCAGGGTTTACAGGCGGAAAATTGCGTGCAAAGTCCTTTGCAAGCCGAAAAATAGACACTGGACGCGGTCACAGTGGCGGAATGTTTAGGGTTCGATGAAAATTCACATGGATGTATTCCCTGCGCACCTAGTTGTAGCCGCTGCAGGGCAATTTGACGACGTTTTGAAGCTAAAAAGCTCTCCTCCGACCGAAGGAGCGCATTATGTGGCTACAACTAGGGTAATTTTGGCCGATGACGTCGTTGTTGTAGCTGCAGATAGCCCTACTGGACCCGCAATTATCTTTCGAGAGCGTTTTGTAGAGCTAGAAAAAGCCGACCAAGTCACAAATGACACTCGTTTGGTCACAGTTAGCGGAAAAATGCTCGTTTTTAAGAAGGACACTAACTGCGGATGCGGTTCTCGACTCCGAGGATGGAACGCATACAAGACAATCAACTCGATGAAGGACCCAGAATGACATTAGATGCGCTTACATACATCGTTTTAACCCTAGCAACGTTTAGAGTCACGCGTTTTATCACTACTGACTTTCTTTTTGACCCGATGCGACAGTGGATTTGGAAAAAATTTCCACCAGAGACTACAAAAATCGGCTATCTGATTACGTGTAGTTGGTGCTCGAGCTTCTGGGTCGCCGCTATTATTATCGCAGCATACTTGCTAGCTCCTAGCATCACATTTGTGGTATCATTAGTACTGTCAATATCTAGTATTGTCGGATACATAGCCGCACGGGTAGACTAGACTCGTTCCGTTATTTAAAGACAGGGAGTCCCCTTGGGCATTTTTAGACGTGAAGCTGACAATCAGCCACGCAACTCGAACAACGGCGGCGTTCGCGCTTCATCGCCAGGCGTTCGACCTATCCGCCCTCCTCAGCCAACTCAGTTTACTGACTCGTTTGGTATCGCTTCTGCTCAGCCAGTTGCGTACAACGCACCACGCGCCCTAACTGCAGCCGCCGTTCAAATCAAGATGAACGACAAAGGCGAGGCTGCTCTATTCAAGAGTCGCCGTCAGTCTGCATCTTCTGCGTGGCAGAAGGAAGCCTGGGAATACTACGACGCAATCGGTGAAGTGAAGTATGCCTTCAACCTAGTTGCGTCTGTTGTTTCTCGCATTCGCATTTACGCAGCTAGCGTTGACGACCCAGCCGAGGCACCAGTACCAATTGACAAGTCTACAATCATTGACGAAAAACTTGCTGCTGCTGCAGCCCGCGCACTTGACCGTCTTGACAGTGCATACGGAGGCCAGGCTGGTCTGCTCAAGGACGCTGCTCTAAACCTTCAGGTTACTGGCGAGTGCTACCTAGTTCAGGTTCCAGAGCGTATCGGTTCAGGACTTCCAGAAAGCTGGGACATCCGCTCAACTGACGAACTTCAGATTGACCAAAAAGGTAACTACATCATCAACCCGCGCCGCGAGATTTCTTCAGGCGGCTCGATGATGTCTTCTGGAAACATCGAAGCGATTGCACTTCCATCTAGCGCATTCATTGGTCGCATTTGGAAGTCTCACCCGCGCTACTCACAGGAAGCCGACTCGAGCCTCCGCGGTCTACTAGACCTCTGCGCTGAGCTACTTCTACTCAACCGTACCTTCCGTGCTACTGCACGTTCTCGCCTCAACGCTGGTGCTCTTTACTTGCCAGATGGTTTGTCTGTTGCAGCTAGCCCAGAGGCTGATTACCCTTACGACGAAGACGGCGTCTACAACGAGCAGTACAACCCAGAGGAAGCTGCTGACGACTTTGAGGACCAACTCATCGACGCGATGACAACTCCTATCAAGGACGAGGACTCGGCCTCTGCTGTTGTTCCACTTATCATTCGCGGACCTGCAGACCTTGGTGACAAGATTAAGCAGTTCAAGTTTGAGCGTTCATTCGACCCTGCACTTGCTCAGCGTGCGGACCGCGTGCTAGAGCGTATTATGCAGGGCCTAGACGTTCCTAAAGACATCGTGACGGGTCTTGCCAACGTTAAGTACTCAAACGCAACTCAGATTGATGAGAGCCTCTACAAGGCGCACATCGAGCCTCTGATGCTTCTTATTGCAGACGCCCTAACCATCGTTTACCTGCGCCCATACCTAATCTCGATTGGCTACAGCGAAAGCGAAGTCAACCGAATTGTTATTTGGTATGACCCAAGCCAGGTAACCACTCGCAACGACCGTGCTGCCGACGCAGACGCAGGATTTAACAACCTCGCTGTCTCATACGACACCTGGCGTCGTGCTCACGGATTCTCGGATAATGATGCTCCAAGCCCAATGGAGCTTGCCCTTCGACTAGTCATCACTAAGGGTGCCATTACTCCAGAACTAACCGAAGCCATGCTCGCTGCTGTTGCACCTGAGGTCATGGACAAGGTTAGAGGTATTGCTCAGGAGAACTCGGTTGCTCCTGTTCCACCAGAGATTCAGCAGCTACTCACCGGAGGCCAGCCAGCCGCTGCTCCGGGAGCACCTGCAGCGCCTGCCGCACCAGCAGAGGGAGCACCAGCACCAACCCCCGCTCCGGCCCCAACTCCAGCCCCAGCGCCGCCAGGGCTAGCAGAACCTACAGCATAAGGAAAACACTATGGACATGATTGAGATGACTGAAGATATGCCAGTCGCAAGCACGAAGGCAGAACTTGCTCAACACCTAGCTAAAGCACTTAGTAGCTCGGTTGTTCTCAAGTTCCTAGCTCAGGGTTATCACTGGAACGTTAAGGGCAAGGACTTCTATTCTTTGCACGAACTGTTTGGCGATGTTTACGAAGACATTGACGGCGCTATTGACCCTCTAGCAGAACTTATCCGCAAGCTCGGATTCGACGCTCCTTACTTCTTGTCTGACTTCCTAGAAATGTCATGCGTAGAAGGTGGACGCCGTCTAAGCAACAACGCAGACGAGATGCTTGTATCTCTGCACACAGAAAACAATAAGTTGATTGACGACATCAAGAAGGCTTTCAACTACGCCAGTAACAACGCAAATGAGCAGGGAGTAGCAGATTTCCTAGCTGGCCGCATTGACATGCACCAGAAGTGGGAATGGCAGCTACGCTCTACCATTGGATTGGATTCAGTAGGATTCTAATGTCTGATTATTTAGCACGGGTATTTGATGTTCAGTCTGAGGAGACTCAGGGTGAGGGAGACGTCACACTTTCGGTTACCGCTAGTGGAGGTTTTGGTGGTGCATCAGCGCCTGTCCTAAAAGAGGGCGACGTTCAGGCTCCAGCAGGCAGCAAGAAATTGCGCCTACCAATGCGCAACGAAATTGCGTTGCGTAAAAAGGTTCTCGACTACAACACCAAGAACCCACAAACTCCATTCACTGCATCTGTAGACATGGTCAAGGCCGTCTACCGCCGTGGAGCCGGTACTTACAGAGGCGGAGAGTTTTCATCTCAGACTCGCGAAGACTGGTCTCTAAATCGCGTAGATGCATTCCTATCTCTACTCCTACACGGAGAGCCAGCAAGTTCTGCATACACTCAGGACTTTGACTTGCTTCCGTTGGAACACCCAAAGTCAACCCGAGGCATCGCCACGCTTACCGCATCTGGTGCTCCGGACTATTCTGCTGAACTATCGGTCGAACTTCTTTCTGAAGAAGACTACGAGTCTCAGGAGCATGCAATCCACGTTCTAGCCGAGTTCTCTGGACTGGGCTATGACGTAATCCCCGCTATCCGTGCAGCCTGGTTGCGTGGACTAAAGAACGAAGAAAACCCTTATGAGCGAGCCGCTATCCTAGCCACTGCTCTATACAGCAGCCCGGACGCTGACCTGCTTCCTAAGAAAGGTACCCTATAAAAATGAACAACTACGAGATTATTAACTCAGACTCGGCTGGAAAAGATATCGACAGCGTATTCACTCGTGAAGAGATGTATGCTATGGTCGCTTCAGCTAACGCCGAGCTTCTTCCAGAGCGTCAGATTGACCCGCTTTATGTTTCGCTTGTTGCAGAGCGCACCTACGGCACTACTCACGGTATGAAGACAGCTGCTCGCAACTTTGCTATCCGTAAGGCAGTATCTGGCCACATTGAACTTATGTCGAAGGGGTTGACTGCATCTGCTCAGGTGAACTATGACTTGCTGCCTATCCAGCACCCGCTATCAACTGCAGCGACCGAGCTAAGCGTCGAAGAGATTCTTGACGCGCGTGCAGAGTGGATTGCAGCGGACGTTTCAGTTGACGAGAGCATCCGCCCACTTATTGCCTCAGCGTATAAGCAATCAGAAGGTACCATCGAGCGCCTGCACGCTGACATGCGTCTTATGGCACTTACTGCTGCTGGACGTATCGCACCCGAGGTTTCTACCTACGTAACTCCTATTGTTGCATCCGCTGAGCTCCCTGCATTCACCGATGCAGATTTGGTTTACTGGCAGGCACGTAGCGAAGCCCTAGAGCTGTTTAGACGTCAGAGCGCACTCACCGCTTCGGCTGGAATCTCTATCGACCCTACTGGACTAGCTGCTCGTATGGTTCACCGAGGCGAAACCTCGGAGCACATCCTAAGCGTGCTGAAGAGCAACCCTACCTTCCGCGACAGCCTCTCGCTACTCGAGGAAGACCTAACCAGTTTTGACCCAATCTCGCGTGCGGCTAAGACTCAGTTTGAGGCATTGTATGCATCTATTTTGTCACTACCTAAAGCAGATACTCCAGTAGACCTACAAGCAATCGCTGCTAGTGCCGTTAAAAAGTATGATGACAAAAACGAGACTCTCGCTGAGGTTATTCAGGCTGGTGCATCTTCAGAATATATTTTCTCTTTGCTAGAGGACAACGAGCTTTGGGCGCAGGACTTCCAGACCTGGACCGAAAGTGATGAAGACATGCCGGTCTTTGCTTCGGCTTACTGGGCGATTGCTGACCTGGACTATGCAGACGCTAAGTTCTTCTCTTACGACAAAGTGTTCCCGCTGTCCAAATAGACCTTCTAAAACTTCTATAAACTTTTATTAGGTCTTTTTATTGAGATAAACTTATCTCACAAACTACAAAATGCAACCACGCAGGTTACAGAAGGATTAAGATGTCTACCTCTTCGTTCAAACGCGAAAACAATGAGCCCACCCCAATCACTGCATCTCTCAGCTATAACGATGGTGCTAATAAAGGCTTCTGGCGAATTCAGCCACGCGCTCTTGTAGGCAAGGACCGCGGAGAGTGGGTCGAGATGGGTGCGGAAATCCGCACTTGGATTAAGAACAATCTAGGACTTGCAGAGAGTATTATTGGACGCGCTCTAGGTTCGACTGGTAGCCCTAATGGTATCAGATTTAGACCTAACCCTGGGTACGAAAGTCTAGGACTATCTCCAGATAAAATCTACGGTGTCGACACCAACCACGTAGAAAAACTAGAGGGCTCTCTTTCTGAAGAGTATCTAAAAAGTCAGGGCATTGAAGTCCCGAAGAACTCTACGGGGGATATGACAGCTGCTCAGATTGCTACAGTTCCTACGGTAGACCAGCTCGATAGTACCGACATCACTTCTGACGACATTCGCCTTGCTAATGAAGGTATCGACTCTCCAGAGGGTCAAGAGATGTCTAAGTTCAAGGACTCTGAAGAAGGTCAGGCAATCGCCCGCCTCGACGAAGAGACTGCCGCAACTGTTCAGCAGGGTGTGGCCCCTGGTGGCTCTTTCTCACCTGAGCAACTCGCAGCTGGCTACGGCTTTACCGAAACTGAAAAAGGTTCAGGTAAATACGAGACCAGCATTCCAGACGAGGGTGCTGGAACCGAAACTGTCTACACCGTTCCAACTACTCCAGACGCTAACGGCAAGTACAATGTACTCCGAACCGAATGGACTGGACTAAATGACCGGAGCGGTATTCGTCAGGATTCAAACGACTACGATGCAGGCAGCTATGACTCTCTAGCTGACGCTTTCAAGGCTCACGCTCAGCAAAACTGGGACCTTGCCTCTGCCATGGATGCAGACGCGGCAGATAGTGCAAACCCGTTTAGTGCCAACCCTCCGAGGCTCAACCGAGACACCGACGTCCGCACTCCTGAAGGTGCTGCTCTTCTTGAAGGTTTCTTGCGTAAGCGTCTGGCTGGCTGGGATGCAAATTATGACGAATCCCCTGAAGTGTTTGACGGTCTTAAGGCTGTCTTAGATGACCCAAACCTTTCAGGTGACGAGCGCCTACAAGCTATTGCTGATGCTATTTCTGATGCTCGAATTGCCCGCAGGGGGAAGTTTACGGAGGGCCAGAAAACTCAAGAGGCTGTCTATGGTATTTATGGTATGCAGTCAAAGTTAGAGAAGGCCGGTTTTGAAACCGAGTTTACGCGTATTCAGAACGCTCAAAAAGCTCGTGAGCAAGAAATTATGGACCGCGCTGTGCGAGAAGCCATGGACATCACCTCGGAAAGCAAAGACATAACCGTTGATGACCTTATCGATGAAGTAGCCACCCCAGAGCCTGGAGACGACATCCTAGATGGTCTTGAAATTCCTGAAGACGACCTTCTAGATGATGTCATTGACTCTGACCTTTCTGACCCAGAATTTGACCTAGTTCCTACTAGAAAAGAAAACACCTTTGCAAACGAACTTTTCGGTGATGAGTTTATTAGCAGAGAAGGCGTAACCTACAAAGTACTCGGAACAGAAGAAGACGAAGACGGCAATGTTTCAGTCACTGCCGTAGACCGCAATGGCGAGCGTCAGACTTTTAACGATGACTCTTACCCAGTAATCACTAAGTTTGGCAAGCCTAAAGAGGCTCCTAGAGCAACTCCTGCCCCAGCGCCAGCCCCTAAAGCAGCGCCAAGACCGGCTACTCCAGCAGCTAGGCCAACGCCTGCGCCAGCGGCAACCCCGGTAGCTACTCCAGCAGCTAGGCCAACACCTACTCCTACTCCTGCTCCTGTAACTAGCATGCCACTGCCAGAAAACGCAACCAAGGTCAAAGATGTAAATGAACTTCAGTACGGTGACATCATTTACAACAAGGATGGTGTAGAGATGGGTAAGTTCCTTAGCATCCAATCAAAGGGTGAAGGTAACGCTGTAACCATCAAGGTAAGTAAAAACGGTACAGTACTCCCTGTCAGGTTTGACTTTATCGTTCCGGCATATAGAACTCGCGAAGGGGAAGCGGCTACTCCTACCCCGAGCGCAACTCCACGCCGAGCAAAGCCTGCTACCCCGCCTAAAACCCCTGAGACAGCAGTTGCCGGTCAGAAGAAGGCTCAGGACCTAGTTGATGGCGACTACATCCTAGACAGCGAAGGTAGCCCGTTCGGCTCTGGTGCAGGTCTAGTGAATAGCGTATCTGTGGCTAATGGCCGCGTTACCGTAAACTACACCGATTCAGATGGTCAAGTACGAACTAAGCTATTCCGCGAAGGCAAAGACGTTAGTCTTGACCTTGGAGATTCCGCTGAGCCTAAGGACATTGTTTCCAAGTCTGAATCTGGAGGCGGCAAAAAAGCAAGCAAAGCCGACCTCGACAAGATTGCAGAGCTCGATGCTCGCGACGCCGCGGATAACATTCCGGATGAAGACCTTCGCGACGAACTATTCGACATGATTAACCGCATTGCCGAAGGCGACAACCCGTCTGCTAAAGAAGCTCGCGACCTAATCAAGCGTATTGAAGATGCTTACGGCCCGGATGAAGATGAAACTCCTGAAGATGGAGAGGGTGGCGGTCTAGACGAGGAAGAGATTCCTCTAGAAGAGACTCCGGAGTTTGCTGACCGTCGTACCGATGACGGCCAAAACAAGTCAAACAAACCTGTCCGCTCGGTAGACGCAATGCGTAAAACTAAGCTCAGGAACCTTCTTGATAAGTTTGGAAAGCGTCACTACGTTGTCGGACCTGATGGCAAGAGAGTCAACCCTAGCGACCCATCGCAAACCCTCAGCCAGACTGCTGCCGACTACCCAGACGGCCACTTCATCGACAATCCTGCCGATGAACTACACAACGCATACATGACCCACCGCGCAGACATTGACGGTGGAAACACCAAGCTGGAGATGGGTGTTATTCGTACCACCAACAACCAGTACAAGGTGTTCATGCGATTTACAGACAAGAACACCGGTGAAGTTAGGACCCTCTACTCGCACGACCCTCGTGACACCTACATGGCAATTCACGGTAAGAAAAACGGTCTAGAAAACTTCTATGCCTACTTTAGTGGTAAAGCTGCTCCTCTACAGAATAAAGAATCTCGTGAGTACAAAAAGTACTTTGGCGAAGGACGCACGTACCAGGACCGACTAAAATACTGGCGCGACAAGTTCAACAAGAACTTCTCTGAAGACGACCTAAGTGATGAAGAGCTAGAGGTTCTCGAAAACCGCTTTGACGGCGATATCGATGCCTACAACGAGGCAAAGAGCTTGGAAGACTTCCGTATTCTAAGTCTAGAAGAGCGCGTCAAGCTAACTGCAAATGGTGAAGCCGAACGTCTAGAAGAGGTTGTAGAGAAGAACCTAGGGCGCGTGCTTCGCAAAAAGGTTGCCAGCTTCTACGAGGCATTCGAAAGCGACGACCGAGTGTCGGCACGTCAGCGTTACAACGCCATGCTATCGCTTTTGCCTGACAACGCAGAATCTCGCGCTACGGTTCGTAGAGTAATTAGTGCTGAGATTAAGCGTCGAATCAATGCTTCAGGTGTTGACGGCGAAGAAAGAACCGCAGCCCTACAGCGTATGTCTGGTTTCGTAACAGCGTTCTCGAACTTTGCTAACAAGCAGTTCTCGCTCGACAATGAGCTAGCAATCCCTTACGCGAATGGCGAAGGTATTAAGGTTGTAAAGCCTGGTGACCTAGTCATTGCTCAGGACAACATGGGCCGTGACGTTGTCGCTCGAGTCTACAAACTACTCAAGGGTAGTGGTAAAACTCAAAACGATGACTTTGTTCGTCTAATTGTTCGTGACTCTGACGGTAATCTGCGTTCTCTTCGTGCCGACATTGCCTCGAAGAGCCTACGCGCCATTCCTGCTGGAGAGACTCCAGAAATTGGCGAGTGGGAAGGCTGGGACCGCTTGATTCCTATGACCGAGCAGCGCCTCGGCGCGGAAGCCGCTGCCCGTCGTGCAAAGGCTCTTGGTATTGCATACAAGGGTCCGGACGATGATGACCCTCCAGGCGGTAGCGGTGGCGACGGAGATGGTCCTCCTCCTCCACCTCCAGGCGGTGGTGGCGACGCGGTGGCTGAACCAGAACCAGAGCCTGAAGTTGTAGGTAAGCCTGCTGCTGCTCTACAGGGCGGCGACGAGGTGTTTGGTGCTGATGGTCTACCTCTAGGTACAGTTACAAAGGTTGTTTTCCGTGAAGTAAACGGACAGCCAATGGCCCTAGTGCAGTATCGCACTCCAGATGGTAAAACTGGCCGAGTAGCTTACTCGCCTGACCAGCTGGTGGGTGGCTCGGATAGCCCAAAAGCGTAACCTCCGAGTCGACAACTAAACCGACCTCGGGGGGTAGAGCAGAATCTATCACCAGTGAATCATCAACGGCAGTGAACAACACCCCACTTGATGTCAACTGGGACGACATAGATTTTGATGATGATGGCACAGCCGGTGGCGTAGCCGACATTCCTACCCCTGCTGAATTAGACGCTGCTCGAAAAGCTAGAAAAGCTCAAGCTGCTGGCAATATTGCTGGGATTGGCCCGCTGACTGCTGGTCGCAAGGTTGATGATTCACTTCTAGGCATATTCTTTAGCAGAGATGCTGACACACTAGATAGATTAGAATCGGAATCCTTAGAGGCTAGAGGTCGACTTGAAGACGCCATTAAAAAAGGCTACAGTGACTCGATAATTAAGGCTTTCCGTCAGTCATACGTTGAGGCGCTAAGCAGACAAGTTGGATTCCAACGTTTCCTAGAGCGAGTTTATCGCTCGGCCGGTAAGTTTGACTTTAGCTTATCTGACGACTCACTCCTGAGCCCGGAGGAGATTAAAAAAGTTAATGCTGCGCCAGTACGAGACAGCAGTGGCACTGCTATAGGTGGGTATGACGCTAAATACAACTTAGGTCGAGGGATTGCTAGCTCTACGCTGCCTAAGCTCCGTAAACGGGTAGCAGTTGCAGACAGGATAAATAGTAAACTTACTATCCCAGATGGTTGGAGTCTGGAGTCTGCATCGTCGGTTCTCGATGACATCCAAAACTCTAAGAGCTCTAGGACTTCTAAAAATGCTAGAATGCAGGCTAGACTTGCAGAAGCTAAAAACATGTTCTACGGAACTATCCTGCGTAAACAGGGTTCTCCAGCTATTGTTAGGTTCCAGCACAGTAAAGACACCATAGATGCTACCCCGGCTGAAATGAAAAAAACCGTAGAAGCAATTAAGGCAGTAGAAGATGCTGGAATTAGTTTAGAAGCTCTTAGGACTACAGCACTGTTCAATGGCAGGCAGTCAGCAGAGGCGGGTAAGAAAGACCCCGATGCCGTAGCTCCATTCACTATTGACGTTGGTGACCATGCAAAGAGTGCTGGGTTTAAGGACACTTCTACAATTGCTTACGCCTCTAGCAACGGACTCGTAAAACTAAAGTTGTCAAAAACTAGAATGTATGATTCAGAAGATTTTAGAAAGAGTCAGGCAGGGCACCATGCTGTAGAAGCTACTAGTGCATTAGATTCTATATTTAACACGCTAGTTCACGAAATTGGCCACATTGTGCAATACCGCTCTTTTACTTACTCAGAATTTGACGAATATAAGTCTTCCGGCAGACGCGGTAAACTGAACATAGTTGACGGTCAGGACAGGGTTGCTGGGAGATATAATGAAGAAAACGGTTCCGAGCACTGGGCCGAGGCCTTCGCTGAGTTTGTGATACGAAACAAGATATCTCCTAGAATGAGACAAATTCTTGTAACTAGAGGTATTCTCCTAAAGTAGGTAGGATTAAAGTATGGAAAATCAATCAGAAGACAGCGTAACGTACATCATTGATGGCGATAGAGAAGGCGAAGTGCGTACTGTAAAGTATGTAGATATGCCTGACTCCGAGCTAATCATGTACACAGAAACCTCTGACTATGCTTTAGCCGTCTGGATGAAGCGTCTAAAAAACAGAGAAGCCAGCCAAGAGTAAACAACCCTTGGTTTTTATTGTAAAATTATATTAGGATTTATTTGTTAGAGATATCTAGCAAATTAACCGGTAAGGAATCTAATGAACATCCCTTTTGAAGTCTACAGCTACGTTGACCCTAATACAGGAGACGTTACTGGCATGCTCGCTTCACACATCCTTGGTGTATCTAAACGTGAAAACGACACCTGGGAACCAGTATTCAACAAGCAGGAAGTTCTTGACCTGACTGATGGAAAAATCATGTACGAAATCAACTGGACTAAGCGCCTACCTACAGACTATGTAGCCGCTCCAGATGAGGATTACGACGAAGAACACCCGTTGGTGTTGATGTTTGATGCCGGAACCGCAACCAAAGAAGATGTAGAAGACTACTCGGACATGGTTGTAGATGAAAACGGCGAACGACCTGACCTCGACTTCGGAATTTAGGAGAATCCACTATGGTGGAGTACGCTGGCCGTAAAGGCAACTTGAAGCTGCTTGTCGATAGAGACAGTGCAGTAGTTGTCGACACATCACTCAACTTAATCATTGGTGTTGGTGATGCAAGTGCCGCGTTCGCTGCCTACAACTGGGAAGCACCGTCTGGCTCAATTGAACCAAACATCCTAGAACTTGCATCTAGCGCACTCACCACTCTCGACATCAACGTCATCACCGCCTCTGGCCGTATGTATACAATTCCAGACGGCGTTAAATCAGAGGCTCAGAAGGCTCTGAACTGGCGTAAAGAAGAGAAGCGCGGTGGCACTCCCGTTGGGTTGAACACTGCTCGCACTCTTGCTAAGGGCGGCCAGATTGGTATCGAAAAAGTTCGCCACATTGCAAAGTATTTCCCTCGTCACGAAGTTGACAAAAAGGGCAAAGGCTGGGAGCCAGGCGAAGACAACTTCCCTAGCAACGGCCGCATTGCCTGGGCCCTGTGGGGTGGCGACGCCGCTCGCCGCTGGGCGTCTGCAATCGTAGAGCGCGAGAACAAGAAGGCAGTTACTGCTGGCGGTTATGCCCTTCCAAGCTATCTCGAGAACTCTGACGCTTACAGAACCAGAGACTCTTACACTCCTGACGTAAATGCCTTCAAGGACGCTTTTGAACTTGACGTGCACTCTGGTCCAGAGTTCTTAGCACGCGTACGCCTCGACGGCTCTGGCCTTGACCGCCTCTACAAAGTTGAGCCGGATGGTTCAGTCTACGTTTGGGACAACATGGGCTGGGACAACCTAGGCCACGTCAATGGTGACATTTGGACTTACGACAAAGAACTAGATAACGAGGATGACGACTGCGTCAAAGACCACGTTCTTATCGACCCTAGCTCTGCAATGATTATCTCGGCTCTCATGCAAGAAGACCCGTACCGAAAAGTGTCTATCGAAGACATCGACCCTGAAGAGGCTTACCTTGTCTCGGGTGGACTACCTGGCGAAGACTGGGCAATGGCGGACTACGCTATGACCGCAGCCGGTGAAGGTGCTTCAGATGGAAACATCAAACCAGCCGCTGTAAACCAGGACGGTAACTACACCCCTGAAGAGCGTTCTGCACTTGCTAAGGCTCAGACCCGTGACGCAACCGGAAAGTTTGCAGCAGCAGGCTCTCGAGTTGTAGTTGGTAACGACACCACAAACGGTCGAGGACTTATCACCGGACTAGACAAAGCTACTGGTGCAGCTACTGTTCAGCTAGACAATGGAAACACTGTAACTGTTCCTTCTAAGTTGACTGCACCTGAAGAAGGCTTCCAGGACACAATGCCAGCAGCTAATCCGACTGCTCCAGGCAAGCCTCTAGATGTTGAAGGAATTCTTGGCGAGCCTAAGAGTCCTGTTAACCGACCTAACGTTCAGCTTCCAGGCACCCTTCCTCCAATGTCAGCTGCTGACCTTAAGAGCGTAGTCAACGACTGGTCTGGGTATGTTGCATCTCAGCGTGCAGGTTTCAAACCACTTGATGGACAAGCTCCAGACTCGGGTAGCAAAATTGCTACTGTTAAAGACGGCAAAATTGTCACCCAGAAAATGAGCCCGACCGCAGCCGACAAAGCAAACGCTGGAAAGCCAGTAATTAACCCTGCTGCTCGGACGGCAAAAGCCGAGGCCCGCAGGGATGGTGCTGCTTCGGGAAGAGCGCCAGTAATACCCGCCGCTCCAACCCCGAAGCCAGCCGTACCAGCAGCCGAAGCTAAAAAAGATAAAGCAACAGCGGGTAGAGCTCCAGTTGTCACAGCTGAACAGAGAAAAGACAAGGCCGCCGCGGGTAGAGCCCCCGCACCTAAGCCCGGGGGCAAAAACATTATTCAGCAGGCCGGAGAAAACTTCGCAAAGACCTGGGACAAAGTCAACCGTGAAGGTATATTCGCTCCACCTCCAATTGTTAAAAAAGCTGTAGGCGACATTGCTAAGAAATTTACTGGCACTGCTCCGGGGCAGAAAAAATCTAGCGGTGGAACATCTCCGGACGCTGCAGAGCGTCGTCAGCAGGACAAGGACAAAGTTGTATCGGCTAACCGAGACAGTCTTCGTCAGGTAAGAAATGCCGACCGCAAGGCTGAAGGAACCAGCAAGACCGGAAACTTTGACGACGAAGGTCGATACGTTATTCAAAAGGGCGACAGCCTATGGTCTATCGCTGAGAAGAACAAGCCAGCCGATAAGTCAACTGCTGAATACTGGAACGAAGTTATGAAGGCTAACCCTAAGGACAGATTCAAGTCCGGCAATCCTAGCCTCATCTACTCGGGTGAAAAGGTAGACCTTCCTGGAGTGACTGGTCGACCGGCTCCAAAGAAGCCAGACAACCAAGGCTCGCTACGTAATGCTAGAAATGCAGACCGAAAGGCCGAGACTGCCAAGGCTGCAGCCGAGGCAAAGACTAAGGCCGATGCAACTAAATCTGAAGCGCGTAGAGACAAGGCTACAGCAGGCAGAGCTCCGGCCTCAAAGCCAGCATCGCAGGGTGGTCCAACCCCTAGAGCAGCAGACAAAGCTAACGAGGGCAAGCCAAGGATTAACACTGGCGCTCAAACTGCAAAAGCTGAAGCCAGACGAGACAAAGCCACGGCAGGTAGACCATCAGCACCTAAGCCATCAGGAACTCAAAAACCTAGCCCTAGAGCAGCTGATAAGGCAAACGAAGGGAAGCCAGTAATCAACACTGGCGCTCAGACAGCAAAGACTGAAGCCAAGAGAGACAGAACCCGTGGCTCTTCAGGAGCTCGTAAGCGCAAATAAGCACTATCCGTCCAAAGTATACTAGTTATAGTGTTTAAACAGAAGGTATAACAAATGGCAGAAGCTCCTAAGGTTACCCCTCAGGCTGAGAGTGGCGCTCCGCTCACTCCGAAGACGTCAGACGTACCTCCTCTATATTTTGCTGTCGTTTCGCCTGACGACCCTCGCGCCGTCATGGACGTTATTGCTATGGTTCCAGCGTCTGCAACCAGCACCGAGCCTTCAGCCTTCCGTCGTGAAGACAAGCAGTGGGTTCCTGACGAGCAGGTTCTCAAGGACCTCAAGTCAGCGACTCCTCCACCTGTAGTTGCGTTGGACAGCAGCGTTCTTGATGGAGTTCTAAAGCAGGTTGACGGTATCGACCCTGTTGTTGCGAGCATTAAGCACGCCGATGCCATCGTTGCATCTATGTGGTCACCTAAAGCTCCATCAGCGGGAGACTTCGCTCTTGAAGAAGACGTCTTCTCACTACTCTCTGATGAAGAATACGAAATGCTATCTGGCGAAGGTCTCCTAGAGCACTTCTCTATTCAGGCTGCTGGTGGACTAGACCGCAACCGCGGCAACGCAGAAGAACTTCGCCGCTACTGGACTCGTGGTAAGGGTGCTGCCAAGATTCGCTGGGGCACTCCTGGCGACTGGACCCGTTGTGTTCGTCAGCTTTCAAAGTACATGGGCCCACGCGCGAAGGGGTACTGCCAGCTCCGCCACAAGGACGCGACTGGTGTCTACACCGGCAGCCGACTAAACCCAGGGAGAAACAAATCTTTCTCTAACGACGAGTTCGCTCAGTTGGTAATCGACACTGCTGTTCTAAACGCTCGTGCCGCTGAAGTTCGTAACCGCTTTGCTCTTACAGCTGCTGCTGGTATTCCTACCGTTGGAGACACTACAGCGCAGAATGTAAAACCAACCATGGAGTTTGGCTCTGAGTTCTCAATTCCGCTAGTTCTACCTGAAGACCTCGAGTCTGGTGACAAGCGCAAGTTTAAGCCAGAATCTGTGGAAATTAGAGAACTTCCTCTACCACTACTCTGGCAGATTAAAACTGCTGACGGCCACCAGGGCTCTGTAGTTGTTGGACGTATTGACTTTATGGAACGCATCAGCGGTGGCATTGGCAACGCTCGCGGTGTATTTGATACCGGAGAGTATGGCAAGGAAGCAGAGCGCCTAGTACGTAACGGATTTATCCGTGGAGTATCTGCTGACTTGGACCAGTTCGAAGCTAAGGAACAAAAGCTTGGAGTTGATGTACTACAAGACGAGGATGACGAAGTTGAGAAAAAGAGTCTCCTAATTAACCGTGCACGAATTATGGCTGTAACAATCGTACCTAAGCCTGCTTTTCAAGAGTGTGTAATCATGCTCGTTGATGGTACTACCCCTTCCGAGGAGGAAGAAATGAACACTGAAGATGGTCTATACGAGGAGACAGTGGAGCCTACTGCCGAGCAAACCAGCCTCGTCGCATCTGGATTCCTAAGTCACCCAATTCCTGTAACCCCTCCCCGTGATTGGTTCTTGAATCCTGACTTGAAGAAGCCTACCCCGCTAACTATTGACGACTCGGGACGAGTCTACGGTCACATTGCTGCATGGCACGTGAACCACATTGGTATGCCTCGCGCAACCAAGCCACCTCGCTCGCGTAGCAAGTATGCCTACTTCCACACTGGCGTCTGCAGAACTGCAGAAGGTGTCGATGTTCCAGTAGGTCAGCTAACTCTTGCTGGTGGACACGCTCCACTACAGGCTGATGCAAACGCTGCATCTCGCCACTACGATGACACTGCATCTGCAATCGCTGACGTTCACGCTGGCGAAGACTCTTACGGTATCTGGGTAGCTGGTTCGCTACGTCCAGAGGCAACCGAAACGCAGATTCGTGCTCTACGTGCATCTTCTCCTTCGGGCGACTGGCGTCCAATCGGCGGCTCGCTTGAGCTTGTTGCAGTTTGCCAGGTAAACGTTCCAGGCTTCCCTATCGCTCGTGCGATGGTTGCTGGTGGGCAGGTTATGGCTCTTGTTGCAGCTGGTGCTCACGAGATGGCATTGCTTCGCAGTGACATCTCGGGTCAGCTTTCGGCTAAGGCACGACTACTCTCTGAGCTGAACTCAAGCGTGGACACCTTGGACATTCGTGGACGCGTTGCTCGCGCACGCGTTGATGCAGAGTTTGGCTACATTTCTCGTGACGAGCGCGAAAAGCTTGCTGGCAAGGGCTTCGCTCTTCCAGATGGCTCATACCCAATCCGCAACGTCGAAGACCTAAAGAACGCTATTCAGGCTTACGGCCGCTCGAAAGAGTCAGACCGCGCTAAGGTTCGCAAGCACATTGCAAAGCGTGCCAACGCTCTCAAGGTTCGCCACATGGTTCCTGAAGAGTGGAAGAGTCTTTCTAGCCTAGAAGCAGCCACTGCGCTCTCGACCATGCGCGACCGAATTGCAGCCCTAACTGCAGCAGCTCCGGTTGAAGAAATTTCTGACGAGGACCTAAAGCTTCTCGAAGAGTCAAAAACCGAAGCCGATAAAGAGCGTCAAGACGCCATCGACCTAGTTGAGGCTCAGAAGAGCGGCGAGAGTGTTGTTGACACCTACGGACCTGATGGCCGTTTGAAGTACACTCCAAAGACCCAGCCTCGTGATGCTCGCGGTAAGTTCCGTAAAGTTCTTGCCCGTCTAAAGCAGGACCTCGGTGTTGCTGGTCTACAGCGAGCACTTGTCAAAGTACAGACAGCCGAAGACATGGAGTTTGCTGGTAACTACGCTGGAGCAGCCGCAGCCGCTGGTGACCTTATCAACACCATCGACCGCCTCGACACAGGTGCGCTAGACGCAACTAAACTTGAAAACGTTCGTAACACTGCCGCAGACCTAGGAAGGGTAATTGCAAACTTGCCACTACCTTTCACTAACCAGGCTCAGAAGGTGCGTTACAGCGATTTACCACCGGCACTAAAGAATCTTATTGATGACATGGTTACCCGCGTGGAAAGCAAGATTGGAAAGAAGGATGCAGACATTGCGACTGCCAACCTTCGTTCCTTTAAAGCCGGTGCAGACGTATATTCTCAGTCGGAGATTTCCTCTGAGATGACTACCCTGCTCCGACTCCTTACCTAAAAAATAAGGTACAATTAATGATAGGTGGAGTGCCTCCACGCCATGTTGCGTGATGAGTCCCTCAGCCTTGACTGTTCACCAATAGGTGCAATCCTGCACTTATTAATTAAAACTGGCCTAAGGAGGTACAGTGGACCACATCAAATCGCAGCTAGATAACCTGGCTGAGCTTAGTGACGAACAAGTCACCGAGCTTCAGAGCAGCATTATCAGCCAATTTGAGTCGGTCGAGGGTGAAGACCCTACTCCTGAGACAGTTGATGTTATGACATCTCTCGCAGATAGTCTTGACACTGTTCGCGGTGAGCTTTCACGTCGCGAGGTACAAGCTGAAGAGCTTGCTGCCCGCGCAGCTGAGGCGACCGCACGTGTTAAGGGTGCAGAAGATGTTCAAGAAGACGGAGAGGCTATGGCCGACTATACAGAAGAGGATGCTCCAATGGAGGATGCTCCAGTAGAAGAAGTTCCTACAGAAGAAGTTCCTGCAGAGGAAGTTCCTATGGAAGAGGTTGGCGAAACCCCTGACGAGGAAGACGAAGACAAGTTGAAGGCTTATTCAGCCGAAAGCTTTGCTTCAGAAACTGAGACAACATCAACTACCGACGGAGAAGGCTCAGAGCTTTCAACCGAAACCGAGGTTTCTGCAGACGCAGAGCTTTCAGCCGAAGAGACCACCGAAGCAGCTGTTGAAGCTGTCGAGGGCTCAGAGGCATCAACCCAAGAAACATCATCTATTGCTCCAGAAGAGCAGGAAGAGCAGGCACCCGTGACCGCCGCAGCAGAACAGCCTTTCGAGGCTCCAGCTGACCGTCAGCCTGTAGTTCAGGTAGTCGAGACCGCTCCAGTGGCAATCACTGCGGGCGCTGACATCCCTGGCTACACAGCCGGCAGCACCATCAACGACATGAGCGAAGTAGCTTCAGCAATGGAGAAGCGCATTCACTCACTACGTCGTGTCAACGGTGGAGATGGAGAGCAGCACATCGTTGCATCTATCACCACTCAGTACGGTGAAAACCGCACTCTATCAACCGACGCAGAGTCGAACTCAGCTAAGATTAACGCTGTTGTTGGCCAGGAGGCACTTGTTGCTTCTGGTGGTCACGCTGCACCTTTCGAGGTTAAGTACGACATCTTCGGTCTTGGTTCAACCACCAACCGTCCAGTCCGTGACTCGCTTCCTAAGTTCCAGGCTGACCGCGGCGGTATCCGCTTCGTAACTCCACCTAGCTTTGCTTCAGGTGACTACGCAAATGCTGTTGGCATTTGGACCGCGGCAACCGACACCTTGCCATACAGCAACACCAAGACCAGCTTGACTGTGACCGCTGCTGCTGAGCAGACCGTGTCAACTGACGCTGTAACCTTGCAGCTACAGTTCGGTAACCTAATGACCCGTGCGTACCCAGAGCTAATTGCCCGTCACAACGAGCTAGCCCTAGTACAGCACGCGCGTGAGGCAGAGCAGAACCTTCTAACCAAGATTGGTGACGCTTCAACCGCAGTAACCACCACCTCGACCATCGGTTTCGGCCGTGACTTCTTGGTACAGGTTCGTCGTGCAGCAGTTGCTTACCGCTCACGTCACCGCATTGACCCTAAGACTCAGCTAAAGGCGATTATTCCTGCATGGGTATATGACGCTATGGCTGCCGACCTCACCTTGGCTATGCCTGGTGACGGCACCCTTGCTGTTTCAGAGTCAGAAATCAACGGCTACCTAGCACTAAGCAACGTAACCCTGACCCCATCGCCAGACCTAACCGTCTTCGGTGCTCAGGGTGCGACTGCATTGTTGGAGTTCCCAGACAGCTTTGTCTGGTACCTATTCGCAGAGGGCTCGTTCTTGTTCCTCGACGGTGGTACTTTGGACCTAGGAATTATCCGCGACAGCACCCTAGTCGGCACCAACGACTACAAGATGTTTGTTGAGACCTTCGAGAACGTTGCCTTCGTTGGCATCGAGGCTTTGAAGATTACTTCAACCATCACCGTAGCTGGTACCGCTGCAGCACTTGTAAGCGCTGTAGACTACTAAAAAAATTGTAGCGGGGGGCTCGGAAACGGGCCCCCCAATACAACAAAACAAACTTAAACTTTAATCTAAGGATTTCAGATGGCTTTCCCAAAGAATGGCGTTGTAGAGGCACCAAAGATTGTGCCCTCCGCTTTTGGCCTACTCGCTGTAGTCAAGCCAGAGAATTCAGCCGACGAAGACCAGTGGGTCCGAGGCTTCTCACAAGAGTGGGAAACAACACTTTACTCAGCTACTAACTGGGATGACACAGATTCTACTGACGGCGAAGTTGTCGCTGCAGGAGTGCCAACTTATTACACAGAAATCAAGCCTTTCTTCATTGAAACAGAAGAGCTACGTTCTGGCCTAGGTTTTCTTGGCCTCGACCGTATTGCAAGACTAGAGCGTCAGATTGAGGGTGTAACTCAGCACGCTCTAGAGGTCGAGCTTTGGGACGGCGCTGTTCGCAAAGGTGAGAGTCACGCGAACAAAGCTCTCTCATCTTCTACCGCAACTATTCTTAACAGCGGAACAGCTCTAACAGCACGCCGTGCACTTGCACTTTTGGAGCATGCAATCGGTCAGGCATCTGACGGAGGCGAGCAGGGAATCATTCACATGACTCGAGACGTTGCTGCTCTTCTATCGAGCAGCAGCCAAATGCTTCTTCACGAAAAAGAAAAAGACCACCTACAAACTCTAGGTGGCACTCCAGTTATCGTTGGCTCAGGCTATTCAGGTAACGGACCTACCGGCGCAACTGGCGCGACCGCCACTGACGCCAACAAATGGATTTACGCCACCGGCACTGTCCGCACTTATGTGGGCAATATCGATGTCGTGAACGACAGTCTAGCGCAAGCTTATGACGTGTCGGGTAACACGAATGACATGCGTCTCAAGGCAATCCGCCCAGCGGCAGTTTACTTTGATACATCAATCCACCTCGCTGTTCGGGTCGACCTAACAGCTTAATAACTACCTAAGGAGAATAGCTAAATGGCTACTCAAGAATATGCTGCTAGCATCCAGGGTGTGTCAATTCGTGTCACCCGCTTGGACGCTGCTGGCAACCTACTGACTGGTGCTGGTAACAGCTACACCACCTCAGCATTTATGCGTATTTCGTTTACCCCTGAATATGAAGAGGGCGACGAAATCACCGAGAAGGGTGCAAACGGTGTTGTATGCGTAACATACAAGGCTCCGGACACTCTAAAGCGTATTACCATGGAGCTCGCTATCTGTGAGCCAGACCCGGAGCTTTCAGCTCTTCTATCTGGTGGTCTATTGCTTCGCAAGAACCTCGGAACCGCTGGAGACCCTAACGAGAAGTCAATCGGTTGGGCAGCTCCTGGCGTTGGTGACGACCCTGCTGGTAACGGTGTTGCCGTTGAAGCTTGGTCACACGCAGTTAAGGACGGAAAGCGCGGAGGCGTTCTTCCTTACTTCCACTGGGTATTCCCATACGCTAAATTCCGTCAGTCTGGCGACCGCGTTATCGAGAACGGCCTAATGGCTAACACCTTCGAAGGCTACGGTCTTGGAAACGTTAACTTCAAGTCAGGCATCGACGGCCGCTGGGAGTTCCCAACTGCTGCAGAGCGCCCATACGCTTACGCACGCACCACTTGGGCTCCAACTGGTCTAAACGGCTTCTACACTTGGACCGACAACTCGACTGACCAGACTGTATTTACCGCTGCTGGCGTTCTAAACGCAAGCACTGTAACTGTAAGCACTGCTCAGGCATGGGTCGGTAACACCACTGCTCAGCTTGTATTCTCTGGCGACCCTAAGCTAGAGGTTGGCGACGTTCTATTCGTTAAGAACGCTGGTACTTCGTTCGACGGAACCGTTACTGTTACTGCAGCTAACACCAGCGCGATTAGCTACACCAACGCATCAATCACTGCTAACGTTGCTTCGGCTACTGTTGCTACTGCTACACGTATCCAGGTTGTTAACTCGGTCACTGAGAGCTACCCAAGCCCGATTGCTGTGACTACCCTAGGCACTGCTGGAGACACCTTCAACGTTCCAGGTAACATCAACTACAACGCTGATGCTGCTATCGACAACATCATTGCTGCTAACGAAATCGGTTAATAGTAATTAGATAACGGGTGGTGCGTAGACTGTAGCAATACACCTACGTACCACCCGTTTATACTTAGTAAGAGGTTTAAATGAGTAACAATCTGTGGGTACAGCCCGAAGAACTTGGAGCATATTCTGATACTGAATATGCGCTAGAGGCTTGCCAGGTTGCTTCACAACTTCTTTGGTCTATGTCTGGTCGTAAGTATACGGGCGAGACAATTGTGACCGAGCGTTACACATGTGTACTAAGAAACAACCGAATGGGCCCGTCTACTAAGACCAACAGCCCTGTACTTTTTGGTGGAGATGTCTACAACATCCCATCTGGAGACTATGACGAGTACTCAGAACTCGTTGCAGACGGCCTCTCTCCCGACGCACGCATCCGCTTGCGTGGCCGACCTGTCATTAAAATCCACACGATGCGCAACAAGACTGGAAAAATTCTTGACCCATCGAGCTACTACCTAGTAGACCACTCGACTATCCACGTTGTTGCTGGAACTCCTTGGACTCCTTGCAACACTGAAATTACCTATTCTTACGGCACTCCAGTTCCAATTAGCGGCAAGATGGCTGCTCGCACCCTTGCTATGGAGTTTGCAAAACTTTGGGCTGGCGATGACGACTGTGCCCTTCCTCAGCGTGTGACCTCTGTATCGCGTCAGGGCGTCTCCTACACCATCCTAGACAACCAAGAGTTTATCCAAGAGCTTCGCACTGGTATCTATGTAATCGACCTGTTCCTAAAGACCGTAAACCCAGACAACGCCCGCAAGAAGGCTAAAGTCTTTACCCCGGACGTTCCGCGTGCTCGCCGCTACACTGCTAAGCCTTTGGCATTAACTGCGAACACCAGCTTCGACTTAGTTGGGGTTAAGGGCGCGAATGTTGTCTGGAACTCTGCTAACGTTGCGAACGTTAGCATATTCTTTGCTAACACTGGCTACACCCCTCAGGTAAAGATTAACAATTACGGCGGCACTAAGTCCATAACTATAGACTCATCCAACATCTCTCTTAACAATGCCGCCAGCACCATGACTTTTACAGCAACCTACGAAGATACCTTTAATGCAATTGGAATGGTTGACCCCGGCACGTGGACCCTCTATGCCACCCGCACTGTCAACAACGTTGCAGAGGTCTCTCAGCTGGCGACGGGAAACATCAGTACTAGGATGTACAGCTAATGACTATCGACATTACCGGGGCTACCGACGAGGCAATGCACCTCACCGACATGATGGACGGTATTCTTGACCGCGTTGAAGCGGTGTTCCAGTCATACAACGTTAACCTACCCACTCGCCGCTACTGGATGATTGGTGAGCCAGCCATTGACTGCGAGCAAGTTGTTGTCTCGTTTAATCAGATGTACCTAGGCGCTCCTGGTGACGAAGCCAGCCAGCCTCAGCGTTGCAACGTTCCGCGTAGCGCCACTGTTACTATTTATATCTCACGCGAAGTGGCTACCGTTGGCGTGAACGGTCGCCCGCCAAGCCCTGAGAAGATTCAGCAGACCTCTGCTCGCTCGACCACTGACGCCTGGGTCCTTATGGAAACTGTTCGAGAGTTTGACATGTGGGACGGTACAGGATATGGTCTTGGTGTCGTGGCTAACCTAGAGATTAGTGGTCCGGACGGTGGATTTCAGACTGTAGGGCTACAAGTTACTATGGCGGTTCCATAAAATGAGCAATGGTGTTCCTGCGGTAGTCTCATTTAAGTTTAGAAAAGTAGAGTTTATCGAGCCTCAATACACCAACATGGTTAAGGGCCCAACTGGAACTGTTGCACGCTGGCTGAGAGGTCGCGCTAGGTCTGCCGTATTTCAGGCAAGAATTCAGGTCGGTAAAGACACCGGAAGATTGGCAAAGTCAATCAAGTTCTCGATGAGGGCTTACCGTAGCGGTCAGGAAGTCTCTATATTTTCCAACAACAAGATTGCCTACATCCACCACGAAGGTACTAGACCTCACCTCATCTTCCCTAAAAAAGCGGGAAGTAATCTTGTGTTTTTTGGTAGCAAGACTAAAAGCATTGTTTTCACTCCTATGGTCCGCCACCCTGGAACCAAGCCAAACAGGTACCTATCTGACCAACTAAAGATATTCACTAAAGACCTCAAGCCTCTGTAGGCCAAACTAGCCCTCTTTCTGCCATAGTACAATTGATAGTGGTGCATGCGCACCGCTAAGACGAATATCTAAAAGAAAGAACTAAATAAGATGGCAAGATTTAAAGATTTTGGCAAGGGCAAGGAAGACAACGCGTCAGCCGAGCCAATCAGTTTTACACTTCACGGAGAGAACTTTGAGTGTCTCCCGCGCCTTCAGGGTAAAGTTTTGCTCGAGTTTGTTGAGCTAGCTAACTCTGAAAACGCCTCAGACTCGGCAAAGGTTACCCGTACTTTCTTCAAGAAGGTATTGCCTGCAGAAAGTTACGCACGATTTGATGCGCTTCTAGAGGACGAGAAGAAAATTGTTTCTGTGGAAACTTTGGGAGAAATCATTGGCTGGCTCATCGAGGAGTACAGTGACCGCCCAAATCCGCAGCCAGAGGCTTAGCAACCTGGGCGGTTGACCTCTGGCCGTACGTACATGGAAAGGCAATAGTGAATAAGTTAGAGCTCACGGAGATGAACGTCTCCGACATGCTCGACGTTATTCACTATTTCTATGAAGAAGATATGAATTACGCAACTGTAGAGCAGGCTCAGATGGCCGAAGCTAGGCGTACTTTTGTCTTCGAAGAAATGTATCAGACCAAGTATGATTACAAATCTTTTAACAAAAATAGCAATAATTCAGCCGATGACGGTATAACTCCGTTTGACCCGCTAAATAAAGATGTAAAGCCATACATTCCGCCTACAGAAGTAAACCCCGATTCGTATAGCCCGTTTGGAAGCGTCTTAGACGCTCCGATAGGTTAGTCCGGTTTAGTAACAGTTAGGAGGTGAGAATATGGCCGTCGTCGGTAGAGCAGAAATTATTGTTCGCGCAGTCACAACTGGAATCAAAGATGACATACGCAAAGGGCTAGCTGGTTCGGCTGGCGTTGCGGAGACTGCTGGTAGTGATGTTTCTAGAAGTTTTAATAGAGGACTAAGAAGCAATGATATCAGTAAGTCTTTTAACAAATTTAAACAAGAAACCGAGCAACTAGGTAAGGCATTCTTCCAAGCTATTCGAACCAGTTACAAGTTCCAAGCTGCAGCTGGTGCGCTTTTGCAATCTATTATGGCGCTCGGTGGCGGTATTCTCGCCCTTAGCGGTAACATGCTGGGAGCCGCTGCCTCGGGTGTGGCTCTTATAGGTCTTATGGCCCAGATGAAGCTGGCTAGCGTAGTGGCTAAACAAGCGTTTAGCGGCATTATGCAAGCCGTAAAAGCCTCCAGCTCCGGAAGCCAAAAAAGCATTAGAGAGCTACGCGAAGAAATGCAGCAACTTGCATTTGACGCGGAAGAAGCTGCACTTGCAGAAGAGGGAGCAGCTCTAAGCCTAGAGAAGGCTAGAGAAGAGCTAGCCCGTTCGCAGAGTCTGCCACCTGACAACCGAGCACGCCGCGAAGCAGAACTTGCATACCAAAAAGCAGAGCTTGCGTATCGTAAAGCAAAAGACAAAAACAAAGACCTTCAAGAAGAGATAGACAATCCTAAGAAAAAGTCTGGAACAGACCCCTACGCTGACCTAACCAAGACTCAAAAGGTCTTTGCTGTCTATCTCAAGAGCGTAATGCCTAGGATGAAAGACTTGAAGGAAGCCGCTGCAAGCAGCTTCCTACCAGAGCTACAGACGCAGATGGAAACCCTGTTTAAGAGCGGGTACTTTGACATGCTTGTGGGGGGATTCAGAGAAGTTAGCGGTGGTCTGGCTAAAGCAGTAAAGAGTTTTGCAGGAACTCTTTTTGACCCTAAAAACAAGGGTAACCTAGCAGACTTCTTCAAATCAACGGCTACTAACCTTGGCAGCTTTGGCTCTATTATTGGAAATGTTTTTGCTGGCTTCCTAGGTCTAATGAAAAACATTGACCCGCTCATTGGGCGACTAGCAATATTCTTAAACCGCAAAAGCTCTAACTTTGCAAAGGAGATGACCGCTAACAGCGCGTCAATCACTTCTTTCTTTAAGCTAGCAGGGGATGCTGCCGCCGGTTGGGGTAAAATTCTTGGTAACTTGTGGAGCAGATTTAAAGGCTTCATAAAAGCTAACATCGGACCGGGGACTGGAGGTCAGCTACTTCTTGACTGGCTCAAAGGCGGTACCGATGCGTTTCGTGGCTTAGACGGGGCTGCAGGGGAATACGCTCGTAAAAACCACTTCCTAGCTTCGGCTGAAAACCTAAAAGCAATGCTTCAAAGCATTGGTAAAATTTTTGGGTTCCTATCGGACATTGGAACCTCTCCTGAAGTAATGGTTTTTTGGAAAACTCTGGAAGGTCTAGAAGAGCCATTTAAGAGAATCTTTGAAGGCATTACTGGTTCAGCAGACGAGCTTGCAAAGCTTTTAGTCTCTGTTGTAGAAATTTTTGCCTCGTTTGCTGACTCAGCGCAGTTAAATGCTTATTTGTCGATACTAGCAACTATAGCGAATGTTGCAGCAAACACCCTAGAAGCCCTCAGGCCTCTATTCCAATTGTTTGGCCCACTTGTTGGTGCTATTGGCGCTTTTATATCTATTCTTTTAATTTCCAAAAAAGTACTGCAACTGCTGGTCTATCCAATACTACTTATAACAAACGGATACGTGGCTCTTACTAAAGTAATATTAGTCCTTCGCGGTGCGTTTGTAGCGTATAACGTGATAAAGGGTATTGCACTAGCTCAGGAAAAATCTGGCATAATTTTATCCGCAGTCCAAAGAGCCGGTATTTACAAAGAAATTATTGCTAAAACCTTAGCAACAAAGGCAACTTTGGCTCAGTCGATTGCTATTGGCATGAACACCGCCAGAACTAGTGCAGCTGCAATTGCAGGCGGTACCCTAGCAACAACTAACGCGGCTGTTGGCGCTACGGCAACCGCATCCATCGGCCCTATAGCTACTATGGGTGCAGCCCTTCTAACATCTTTGGCTCCTATTCTTCCTATTGTTCTTGCTATTGCTGCTGTAATTGCTGCAATCACTGCTGGAATAATTATCTATAACAGCATAAAGACGGACAACGCTAAGAGAGCTTTAAAATCTCTAAGTACCTCTTTTGAAGAAAACAAACAAAAATCGATGGGCGCGGCCGAGGCTCAGAAATCTTGGCAGTCCTCTCTAATTGCAGTAGACGGCGCGGCGCGAAACGGGATTGAAAACGTTAAAGACTTAGGTAAAGTGCTCAACGAAACCCAGGTCGGGGCAAGGGGGATGACCGTTGTCAGCAACGAGGCCGGAGCTGCGTCAGAAGCCTTAGGCACCTACATGAAGGGTCTATCTAAGCTGGCTAAGAAGAGCTTGCCTGATGCTCAGCGTGAGTTCCGCAACTTAGTTGTTGTTGGAAAACTCAATCGTAAAGCCACTACTGATGCAATTTTAAAGAATGAAGAATATGTAGCAATTTTGGAAAAGCAAGCCAAGGCAATGGGCGACACCATTATGGCTGCTGATGGTTCTGTAGACGCTATTAAAGCTGTCGACTACGCTCTGGGTGAGGGAAGTTATCTACGTAGAATAGCAGCTCTAGAAAATGAAAAACTAGCGCAGTCCTATAAAGATGCTACTGCTAGCTTTATTGACACTAACTCTGCCATGCAAAAAGCTACGGATGGTAATAAGTTCAGCCTAAAAACCTATCTAAATGAGCTTAAAACCCAGAGTAGCAAGCTAACTGATTGGCGCAATAATTTAACTGACATTAGAAAACTATTCACCGACCCTAAGCTATACAATGACATTGTTAAGATGGGTGCCGCTGGTGCTGACCTAGTAAACAGCCTAGCAAGCGGTGATATGAAGCAAAACATAAAAGACTATGAAGCCACTCTCGGGATACTCGGTGGAGATAATGCACGTGTAGACGCGATTAACAGGGCAACAACAGACACGGCAGCTGTTATAAAAGCCGCTGCAGGCATTAGTGGCACGGCTGCCCGTCTTGCTCAGCGGCTCTCTGACCAAGGGTATAGCTCTCTAGAAATCCAAACTAAACTTAAAATCTCTGACGACGCTTTGGTTAAGGCTCAGGGGATTCTTGACAAAGTAGTTCCTGACCTAGCTGCTAACGTAAATATTCAGGCCGGCTGGGACCCTACGACTATTGACGGCCTAAAAAGTGAACTTGTCGACAAATTTGGCAGCACCACCGTACAACTTAAAGTAGCTGGAGTCACGTCAACCCCGACAGGCGGCAAACCTAAACCCGACAACTGGGCCTTCTATACCCCGGCTCAGAGGGCGGCTTTTAATAAGGCAAACGGCACCAACTACGCAAACGGCGGTCTTGTTGGCCTAAACAGATACGCACTAGGCGGAGTAATCCCTCGCTTTGCCCTCGGCGGAGACACTCAAATGTACCCTAACGGAATGCTAAGTGGGCCTGGTGGGCCTCGCACCGACAGTATTCTTGCTCGCGTATCTACCGGTGAGTTTATTGTGAACGCTGCAGCTACCCGTCGCAACCTAGACTTGCTTCAGGCCATTAACAGCAACAAAACTATCTCGGGCGAAACCTCGACTACCAACAACAACATCAGCATCAACGTAAACGCTGCGCCAGGTATGAACGAGCAAGAAGTTGCTAGCTTGGTCTCGCAGCGACTTAACTTTGAACTTTCTAGAGGTATGAACGCATAATGGCAACCGAACTTCCACTAAATCAAGCGCAAGAGAATGACCTCGTCAATAGAGCTCTCTCTAAGGTCCCTTATCCACATCTCACCGGTCTTCGTCTATCTAGCGATATCCGCATCAACGGACTTACACTCAACACCATCGACGAGTACGACGTTCTCTGGGTGTGTACTGATATCGATGGCTGGTGGAACATGGCCCCGTCTGAGATTCCAGACATCCCTCGCGGTCTTGACGACGGTTCGTATGATGTTCGAGGAAGACGCTCTGCTCGTATTCTTAGCTTGACCGGGTCTATCATCCCTCAGAGGCCAGAAGATGCCCCTGCTGCTCGCGAACGTCTTATGGAAGCAATAGACCTCACCTACTCAGGGGGTTGGCTGTATGTAGACGAGGAGCCTACCAAAGCTGCTTACGTGCGCCTATCAGGTCAGCCAATGATTTCTAACGTAAACCGCCGTGGTCGCATTGATTTCTCTATCCCTCTCAAAGTCGCGGACCCAATCAAATACAGTTGGAATTATTCAGATGGCAACGGCTACACCTCAGCAGCCCTCACCTCAGGCACCACGGTAACTAACTCAGGTAACGCTCTTGTAGCTGGAGTCTTTACAGTTACCGGACCGGTCACCGCGCCTGCTTACATTGTGAACACCGGCCCTGATGCCAGCGTTCAGACGATAAAGATTGTTAAAAATCTTCGCACTAATGCGTATCTAGCTAACGTAGCTAACTCGGAGCTATCTTCCGGAATTGCCACCCTTACAGCTGCCGGGCATACTTTTTATGTTGGAGACGTGGTAAACGTTGCAAACGTATCTAGCAACTATAACGCTACTGATGCAGTAGTTACGGCAGTCAGTACCAGTACGGTTAGCTATGCAAAAACTGTGGCTAATATTGTAAGCATTACGCACACATCAAACACTGCAACTATTACTACCGCAACCAACCACGGGCTAACTAATGGCACGACTATCTATGTCGGTGGCTCTAGCAACCCATTCTTGGACGGTGCCGGAGTAGTTGCAAATACGGCTAATACCACCTTTACAATCACTAAGACCTTAGCTAACCAGGAAACTGGCTATGGCGGCGCTGTCTCTAGACAAATCTCCTCTGCGGTTGCTACTGGCACCATTACCTTGAGCACTACCGACACCCTCGAAATTGACACGTACAACGGTACAGTTTTGTATAGAGGTCTGCCGGACAACTCTCGCTCGACGCTGGCTGTCAATGTTGACTGGATTAAGTTGCTTCCTGGCACTAACACGTTTACCTTCTCGAAGCAGGCCGGCGCTGGAACCTGTACCATCAAATACCGCTCTGGCTGGATAGGGTAAAATAGTCTTATAAAGACGACCGACGTGAGGAAACTATGCCAGACGCATTACAGCCGATAACTAGCGCAAACGCGCCTAGGTATCGCTACTACATGGTCGACATTGTTACCAATAAAATTGTTGGTGAAATCCCTCTTGAAGACGTATCTTACGAGCGTTCCCTAAAACAGCCTGGCTCGTTCGAGGGCAAGATTACTGTCTCGGAGCAGACCAATGCTTTGGACCTATACAACGCTACTATGCCGGGTAAGACTGCCTTATATGTGGTCCGCGACACTGAAGCCGTCTGGGGTGGCATTATCTGGGGGCGTACCTATGACTTGGTTGGTCGTAGTTTGGCCATCTCGGCCAGCGAGTTTACTAGCTACCTAAACCACAGAATTATTTGGAAAACTTTTTCTCACAGCTACTCTGTCAGCCTTGCTAAAAACGCAAGCTCCCCTACTCCTTATTTTTATGTTGCAATTAGCAATGCAACTCTTAGGGAGGCTTACTCGCTCACTGATAATTTTGGAAAACCAACTAAAGTAGAGATTACTTTTGTTGACCCTAAGCTTCGCAAATATAGCGGATTTTACGAAATTCGAGGAACAACTTCGAGCCCTGCAGCCTTAGGCAACCCTACTAAAAAAGGTTTCTATGTACACATCCCCAACCTTCCTATGCCTAGGTCTGGTATCTACCTAAACGTCGGGATGTCAACAAAAACTGATACGTACTCGTATTTGCGCGATTTGCTAGGCAACGTGTTTAGAGACTTTGTTGACATTGATTTTGCAAATGATGTTATCGAGCCGGGCATTAAAGAAGCTATTGAAGTAAAATATATGCAGCTTACGCTGTCAAATCCGACTAATGGTGTTGCCAAAATAACAACCGAAACAGAGCACGGGCTTATTGCGGGTCAGCGAATAGAAGTATCTAACCTTGCATCTTGGCTGGATGGGGTCCACACGGTTAGTAGTGTTCCGACTACAACTACCTTTGAATACATACTTGCCAATCCAGTAAGCCCGCTAGATAACAGCACTCCTCTAGAGTTGCAGGCTATATCGGCTAATACAGTCCCGGTGACCGAACGCACGCCTGTAACTTATCGTCAAGTTATTGAGCAATTTACTGAGTACATTACAAGCATCAAACGTGAATCTGGATACACAACTATTAAGTTTAATTCAATTCACCCATTTAGCGTGGGACAGCGAGTCATTGTTACCATAGCTAACCAAAAGCCTGCAATGAGAACTATTAATGGAAAACTAGTTAATATTTTTGATTACAAAAAAAGCCAAGGTGTTGTAAAAATTGACTCGCTAACTGCATACACAATTAGTTTTGAAGAGACACTAGCAAGCGGGTACACGTCAACAGCATTTGACTTAAAAGAGTCTAATGTTCTTAAGCCTGCTGAAAACTTTGTAAAAAATGCTGGAGATGCAAAACTACTCCAACTTTCAACAAAGACAGACTTGAGCGGAGCAACCGGCACTCAGTCTCGCGGGTACAACATTGGAAACAAGATTCGTGTTGTAGGTGTAGATGCGCCCTCCTGGGATTACCCTATCTACAACGGCTATCACTCGGTGCTCGATGTGAGTCCCGGTACCCCCCGGGCAATTAGCACTTATCTGGTATCTACAGCTGTTAATGAGTCTGGAGACACCTACAGCTATGCTCAGTTGACATTTAGCGGTAATGCTGGTTTTACCGAAGGTGACTTTATTCTTGTTGACGGTATTACTAATGACCCTCAGCTGGAGGGGGAGTACCAGCTTTACTATGCCGAGTATGCCTCTAACGTCACTACTGTTCGATACTACAAGAACGCTGCCGCTATTGTATCCACTCCCGGTCCGACAGGAGCTACTGCAAGCTTAAACGGCAATGCTTGGGTAATCTATCAACCTTCTGATAGCGACCTTCGCTACAACCTAAAGTCCGAGCCTGATTCTGTGTCTGCAATCGCCAGCTTAAGATTTACCCCGGCAACGGCTACTAAGAAAAATAGCGTCACTATCACTACCCAAGCGAGGCACTCGCTTTCAGTTGGTGACACTGTTGTAGTTGATTTTGGGTCAGCGGAAAAAAGTAAGGACACTAAAACATATGGTGGCCGTGTAGTTGTCACTGGCGTAGGAGACTTAGACCAGATTAGTTACACTCTGTCAGGTAAACGCGAACTTCCAATACCAAAAATTAAACTTGACGAAACCCCTAAAACAGGTTCAGTAACTAGAAAAATTAAAAGCGTTCAATCTACTCCATCTGTAGAAGCAAGAATTACATCTATTTCTTCAGAAGCAGATGCCAATGGCGGTGTATTGGTGACTGCCTACGGCACAGACCATGATTTAAATGCTGGTGACTACATTGTCGTTGAGCTAGATGACCCTAATCTATCCGTATTTGAAAATAATAATATTCCTACGCAAATTGAAGCGGTTACTGATAGTAGTTTCACATACACTGCTAATTTTGCTTCCAAACTTAATCCAATTCCAAGTTCTGAAATTACAAAGGTAGTTTCCAGACTTTCTGGTGCCATACCTATTTTAGAGTTAGATATAAAAGGTGTTACTGAATCTGAAACTTATCCAGCGCAAACCGCTAAAATTACAACAGTTGACCTAACAGAAGCAGACGCTGCAGGACGCGTGGTTTATACATACGCTGCAACAACTACTACAACTCTAGCTTCTGGTGGTGCATCTGGAACTAGTACTTTTGTAATTCCTGCCCCTAATGCTTTGATTACTAAGGGCCTTACAATGACTGGCACCGGAATCCCGGCAAACACTCTAGTTCTTGACGTTACTGGAACAACAATCACGGCTAACAAGGCATTTACTGCGCAGGTTTCAGGTACCGTTACTTTTGACCCGACTATCAATAGTAGGTATGATGCACTTATTAGCGGTTTTGTAAACCCAGCTGCAACCACCCTACCCGCGGTGCCTGGAAGCGGAACAATAGCGTCAATTAGTGTAGACGGTAGGTCCGGCGACGCTACAATTCAATTTACAGACGTACACACTCTAGATGTTGAAAGTGATAAAAACTTTAACGTCAGCAATGACCACGGTATGAGCATCAGTATTAGCGGCCTTGCGGATATGTCTATTACCGAAATCTGGTGGCGACACCAAACTTTTCCTAATAGATTCCCCGACATATCGTCATCCGAGCTATATGAAGAAGACAGCATCCCTATGGGATATAGCTCCTACAAAAAAGTGCTTAGCACCCAGCTTTCGTATATAAATGGCACTAGATTTGTTACCGGAGTTCCTAACGCTTATACCGTTAAAGTCCACGTTGGATTTGGAGTACCTACTACTTTTAGTAGCAATACAGGTGGCGCAAGCGCCTCCTGGGCCGGAACAGCAAAAAGACTATACCCGGAAGGTAACACATACTGGGAGACCTTAAATGGACGTTCAGATGTTACTACAGTAGATAAAATTAATAGAAAAATATATGTCAATTATACCAATATAGCTGGTTACGGCGTAGACTTGGGGTTGCTAGGTGTCCTAAACGTATCGGCAAATAATATTACTGCCGTATTCCCTGAGTTCACTCAAGACGAGACAGAATTTCCTGACATTGGAGTTGGAGATTTTATAGATATAGACGGCTTTATTAATCCTGAATATATAATTTTAAATAGAAAAAAGGCGCATCAAGTCATCTCAAACACTGCTGACCTGGTAGACCCTACTATTAGAAAAATTACATTCCGCAACCCACTTGACATTGTTAAAGGCGTTCAGCAAACAATAACTTATACAAAAACCGCTGCTTCAACCGATACACCTAAGCTTTTAATATTAAAACCCGCTACTGGAACTGCCTATCTTGACTACTCTAAAGAGAATGACCAAGTATTTAGGGTTACAACAGCTAGTCGTTCATCTTCTACTCCTGCGCTAGCCACTATTACCACGGCAGACGAGCACGGATTAGAAACAGGAGACTATGCCAATGTTTGGGTATACGGTAAAGGCTTAGCAGCATTTAATCAAAAAAATACCACGGTTGCTGTAACAAAGCTAAGTGCCACCCAGTTCAGCTATGCCCTAAATGCGCCGACAAAAATCCAGTATTACTCGGTATTTAGAAAAGTAGCCACAATATCTTTCAATGAATTTGCTCCGCACAATTTCTTTATTGGGGATACAGTATCTATCTCAAACGTAGCTACCAACGTTAACGGCAGCCGAGTCATTACCTCCGTTGGACCAGCCAGCATTACTTTTGCAGTGCCTAACATAACTACAACTGTCAGCACTACAGCAGTTAAGGGCACTATTAGCCTAGCTACTGCGGTGTCAAAGTCAACAACCATAGACATTACTAAAAACGCCGCCAGCATTGGACAGGTTCTACAAGCGCCTACCATATACCGTGAGCCTGCAGTTTTTGTTCGCAGCTGGGGAGAGTTTCCGGGCAGTGCGGATATTGGCGGTCTGACTTTTTCTACCAATGAGTACAGCGGTGAAGACTCAACCAACAGCCCGCTTTACGGTAGTGCTCTTGCTACCGTTGCTGATGTTTTAGATAAATATTCAAACACTCTTACGGGTTTTGAGTACAGAATTGACGTCAGCCTAGGGCTATCTCAAAGTGGAGAAAAAGAGTTCAAGCGTCAGTTTGTCCTCATCCCTCTCTACCCGCCAACCCTCACTGACTATCTAAAAAGCCTTCCAGGTCAAAAACTAGCTAAAGGCCAAGCTGCGGACCCAGCGGCATTTGGTGCAGATAAAACTATATTTGAATACCCAGGGAACATTACTAACGTAAGCGTTGCAGAGAATGCCCAAAACTCGGCAACAAGAATTTTTGTCAACAACAAAAATAACAAAGCCGGTGAGGGAATTGAAGCAGCCTACTCTGCTGCAACATCTACCGAACTTCTAGCTGAGGGCTGGCCACTGCTAGACCGAGCGGACGCTGTCGACTGGCCTCAGGGCGGAGCAGCTGGCAGTGCAGCAAACATAGACAAGTATGGCAACCTCGACGACGAAAAAGATTTCCACAAGTCTGCCCAGCGATTCCTTCAAGAATCTAGACCTCCGTCAGGTGATATTGTTATTACTGTAAACGGCTCGCTAAATCCGGTGGTGGGAACTTATAACCCTGGCGAATGGTGTTCAATCATTGTTCGTGACAACTTCCTCAAGAACCGACTAGGAACTGCTCTAGAGCCTAGAAAAGACATGTTTGTTCGACGAATTGATGCCATCAAGGTTAAGGTTCCAAACAATCCCGCGTTCCCGGAGCAAATTGATTTGACTCTAGTACCAGATTGGCAGGTCGACAAAGTTGGCGAATAGAAGAATAAAACGCACAAAAAGTTTTAGCTCCTACATACGTTCTATTGAAAACAGAATGGCTACGCTTCGCGCAGAAGCAGGGGTTAGTGGCGGTATTGCGCCCGGAGCCGTTAGTGCAGACAACCTTGCTCAGGAAGTTACTCTTGTAACGAACAGCATTAAAAGCGCTGACTATGTTCCGGGAGTTCTGGGCTGGAATATTTCTGGAACGGGAGTTGCAGAGTTTTCAAACATTTTTGTTCGTGGAGACATTAACGCTGAGACCGGAACTATCGGCTACTGGAACATCAGCTCGCCTGGTGTAGAGCGCACCATCGGCTCGAGGAAGCTGTTTGGTACATTCCTTGAAAGCGCGGATTTTGGCGCTAATGACGATGACGTAGATTCTGGCGTCTACGTTGGCCTATTCAAGTCTTACTTTGAGGACTCGGTTCCGGTAACCGGAGCAACTCGTCTTAACAACGTAGTCACAATTACCGCACCTAACCACGGTTATCTAAACGGCGACTCTGTTATTGTCTCAATTGACAATGACTCCACTGACTTGTACGGCACTGGAACGGTTCCTACTCTAATTATCGAGGTCTCGAAGGATACTTTTAAGTATCAGAACTCGGGGGAAGATACGGATTACGTTGACGGAAGTGGCAACTTTGTAGACCACAGCGTTACCGGAACTGCCACCCTATACGTTAAAGATGTTGCTGGTCTTTACCTGCAAGACTACGGCAAAAAAGTTTTTGACTACGGGTACTTCTCTAACGAGGGTGTTGCCTACGTTTCAGCCGAGACCTTTAACCTGATACACAACCCTAGCTTCGAGCTGGAGGTTAGCGGGGTACCTACTGCCAACACTGTTGGTTGGACGACAGCTAATGCTACGGCTGTAACCATAAGTTCTGTGGCTTTCAACGATGTAGCTTCGCCAATCGATGGCATATATCAAGCCGTCAGTGATTACGGTCTCAACGTTGCGTGGACATCTATACCTTCTAATGGAGATGTTTTTGCTACAGCAAACTACGAGCTAGTAGACGACCTGGTTGCCGATGACCCGACGCTCTATCTTCACGCTAACATATTTGCCGCTCCGTTTAACAATACGGCTTCCGTGCAAGTTAATGGGTATACTGCCAACGACGCTACGGTTGTTGTCACTACTGCTACGGCGCACGGGCTGGCTACTGACGACTACATCTATGAAACATTTTTAGTCCCCGCTACCTCCGACAGTATCGTAACTGTTCCTGGTGGTAGTAGTTATGTTATGACAGTTTCCAACGTAATCTCTAACACTGTATTCCACGTTAATAACGTTTTTGACGCTTCGACGATGCCTCAGGATACTTCGACTGAACCAGAGGTTATTGTTGCTAAAGTAAACGTGCCAGAATTTAGAGTTTCTGAAATCGAAGTAGATTTTGGAAATGGAAGTGACTATGTCCAGCTCACTAGTCTTATGACCGACGGTTGGATAGCTAAAACTGCTTTAAATATCTACAATGGAAGACTGTCCCTCACTGAAGCAGAGCTAAACTCGAGCATTTACAACGATTACACAAATAATAGAATTTTGGCTGTAAATACTCCGCCACTGGGGATTATTCATCGACCCGCATCCGGCGCTCATCGAGTCGATTTAGAGCTTGAAATTAGCCTATCCAAACTATATAAAGCTTATCGACAGAAAAATCCAACCGGGCTTGCAAATAAAAGCCCATTCAAAATTGTATTTCCCGCTAAACTAAATATTTTTCCGTCAGCCACCTCTGCTACATCCGGGTCATATGTTTTAGATAATGTTTCTCTATCTACAGAAAAACGATTCTTCTATGCCGAGTCTTCTCCTATTTCATACTCTTGGTATTCTGTAGCGGATAAACCAAACACACCTTCAGTGCAAAGTACTAAGCAGTGGTTGGATATTGACCTAACAAATCAAACTGCCAGCTATAAATACACAGATTCATTGGAATTTAAGAGCCCGTCTTTTAGCAATGACCTGACTATCAACTCTGGCGTATATACAGTAAATACTCTAGAAAATGAAGAAATTGTATGGCAAGGGCTGCACTCTGACACGACCTCTAGCAATTTATTTATTTCTTCGGGTGCTTACACAAAAACTTCAGAAATAACAGCTAACTCTGAAATTACAATGCAGAGTTATGCATTAAGTATTGTTAGCCCAGCGCACACTTCATACCAAATTAGTAGCGACCTAAGCTATGCCAATACCTCAACTGGTGAGTATATTCGAACCCACGCTGCCAGCATAGCTTTGGACTCATATGAAGATGACACGCTTGTCGACGCCGTGAAGCGAGACCGTGGCTCTCAGATTTGGGCTAGTGCCGACAACATCATCTTTAGCACTAGAAATGAGATTGTAGGTACTGAGAAAGATTTAACGTTTAGTGTTTACGGAAATACAGAACTTACTGGTAACTTGGAGGTCTCACCTGGTTACACAGTTACAGTCCCCACCGTGAGCGCGGCGAGCTCGGACCTCCACGCTTCTACAGTCAAATTTGTTAAAGACAATAGACAGGTGTACTATCTGCCTACCGGTAACGTAAGTTCAGCAACATATACCAACTCTAAAAAAATCTACGTTAGTCCTACGCAACCTAATGCAGGTACTCTAGGCGATATCTGGATTAAGATTTAATCATGGCTTTCGTCCCAAGTGTAATTGGCGAAACTGTTGCCAGTGCTGGAACAATATTAGATAACGAAGGTTTTGGTTTTTCTGCTGCCTATACCACTGTAGGAGCCACTGCTGGCAATGACGGAACTGCCGCGTCTCAGAGCCCGGGTGCAGGAACTAACCAACCTCTGTTTACTGTAGTCACAGTAACTTTTTATCAGTATGTTCCGCCCGTTGCATCGCCAAGTGTTTCTATCTCTGCCACTAGAACTACCCCCACAAACGTTTCGATAACCTTTAGTGTCACCTCTCCGGCCGGCGGGGGAACTACTAACTGGTCCATTTCCGGAACTGGCTCTCCCTATACTTCAAATCAGACGCTTGCCGCTGGGTCAACGCAGAGTCAGACAGTAAACGCTACTGTAACTCCCTCGGCTTCTAGATATTCATACACAATCACTGCCAGTAATAATGGTGGTACCGTATCTGCAAGTGATTTTGACTTAGCCTCTAATCCGACAACACTGCCTTCAGGAACTATTACGGCTTCTACGTCAACCTCATACACCACCCTAGACGTATCTTTCCAGGTCACGGCTCCCGCCAACAGTAGTGGTAGCGACAATAATGGCGACACTTATTGGACTGTTTCAGGTACTGGATTATCGCAGTCTGGATTTTTACCGGCAGGAGTTGCAGAAACATTTGAGTACACAACCAGCTCTACGCTATCTTATGGGTCAAGCCACACTTACACGCTAGTAGTTACAAACAACCGCGGCAGTAATACTGCTACATCTTCTGCAACTACTAAAATTGTAGAACCTCCTACAAATCTAACCGTAAGTGCAATTACATCTAACTCGGCATTAGTGTCTTGGACCGCTTCTATCACTGCTGGAGCAACATACAGCGTCACAGCTACGGGGGGTACGGTTAATTACTCCAGTGGGACTAGTGCAACTATTACCGGACTTGCCTCTAACACCTCTTATACCGTTACTGTTCGTGCCCTAGACTCGGGGTACCAATCAGAACCTGCGTCTCAGAGTTTCACTACTCTAGTCCAAAAAACAATTACTGCTACTATTTCTGCTACATCGAGCCTTGACGGTACAGAAGCTACGGTTCAGTGGTTAGCTACAAAAAGCGCTGGAGTAACTTTTTCATTTGTAGAAGCTTACGGTCCCGGTATAGAGTCCGGTGGAACCGTGTCAGGTACGGTTATAATCCCGGGCCTATCCCCTGGAGGTACATATACTTGGTACGTAGATGCGTTAGGGTTCTACGAAGCTGAGCAGCTAAGTGATAGTGATTTTGTAACTTTAGTTATGAATCAGCCAGTTTCTGGAGCACCTAGTGCTCCTCAGGATTTTACAGCAGTGGCTGTAAATACAGGAACCGTTTCTTTAACTTGGAATGGCTCTACCTCGGCGGGAGGATTCCCTCCGGTTACTTATTATCTGGCTGGACCTGGAACAATAAACACTCCTATAACCACAAACAACTATGCTACAGCGTCCGGACTTTCCCCTGGGAACACATACACCTTTTCTATTTACGCTCAAAACACTAACCCATCTGCTCCAAATACTTCTGCGACAGTGTTTGCATCTGCCGTAACGCCTAATACCAGTCTTGGTGTTGCCGCCCTAGTCCCTAACATCACTGCCAGCTCTAATGCTGCCGGGACCGAGGCAACGGTCTCTTGGTCGACTGTTAGTTATGGAGCATCCGTTTACTTTCCTGAGGCTGATGTTTCAGGTGATGGACTGTCTTTTTCTTCTAATGCCCTATCGGGTTCGCAGGTGGTGACCGGGCTTACACCTGGAAGTTCTTATATTTTTAGAATTTATGTAATTGGATTTACACTTGCTGGAATCCTTGTTGCTGCGTCAGACGTCTACGTAGTTACAATGAGTAATCCTACGCCACCCCCTCCCCCCGCTGTGATTGCCGACAAAATCTACTACCACAATGGCACTACCTACGTTCAAGCCAATGCAGTTCAGGTGTATAATGGTACTTGGGTGGCTTCATCCCTAAAGACCTCAGACGGACAAGGAAACTGGACATAAAATGTACAAAATTATGCCCTACGCAGACCCGTCTACTGGCCTGTTTGTATACCTAGTTGTCAATAAAACCACCGGAAAAACCGAAGGCAAATTCAACTCTCGCAAAGAGGCTCAGGCTTACATCCTGTCAAAATAGGGTAAAAATCGTTTAGGTATACTTATCTATATACAAAGACAAAAAAGGAAAGACATGGCAAAAAACAACGAAGAATTTTTAAGCACTGTTCTAGCAACTACTAGAGAGCAGCTGTCTAAGGCTGTAAACCTGTGTGCCGAGCTAGAGGCTCTTTTGATTATAGAAAAAAAGAAGAATTCCCAGCTGGAATCAATGTTAGATAAAAAAGTCTCTAATGTGATAGCTTCTGATGATTAACGTCAGAGACGGAGCTCGTACGCTTCAATTCAACGGCAAGATTCTGGGCCAGTCGTCTTCATGGCGTAAAGGCTCTACTCGCTGGATTGAATTTCAACTATACAAAACCGAGAGTGGCTCTTACGTCCTTTCGCGTATCGGCGTATCAATTATCTTCCACGGCTCGGCTTGCTCGCTTGTAAAGCGTTATGGTCTTACCGAGGTTGAGTTCAACGCCCTAGTAGATGACTCAATTCCTTGCGAAGAATGCCAGCCAGACGAAAGTGCCGCGCTAGTGTTCCCAGAGAAGCACCGTTACTGGGCTCAGGTGTCTGAGGAGCCTCAGGCTGTGCTTGACGCCCTTTACAAGTATGACGAGGGTGGTGCTCGCTACCTTACTAACGTCGCTCAACGTCTACTTGAGGACGCGTCTAAAGCTGACGACAAGATTGCAGCAATCTACAAGTTTGAAGTAATTCCTTAAATAGACTCAGAAATAGTTCTTGACTAGGTAGTCAAGTGTGGTATAACTGTATCTGTAGTAGAGGACAATAATGACAACAGGACTTGGCGACATCAAATTAGAATTGGTGAACAGCGCCGAACAAGCAGCTAGGTTTATTAGCTGGCTGGGTGAGCGACGCCCGCTCAACGCAATCGCGGTCGACATTGAGACCGGCGAACTTCCAGGCGGTAAGCGTGATGACGCACTCTCGCCTTGGCATGGGCAAATACGTCTAGTTCAGGTCGGTGACGGCCTTACCGGCTGGTCTATTCCCTGGGGCGAATGGTCCGGAGTTTTCTACGAGGGCATGGATAAGTTTGACGGGCAGATTGTCTGTCACAACATTGCCTTTGAAGCCCGCTGGTTTGATGTGCAGTCGCGCTGGAAAATGCCGTGGCACCGCGCTCACGACACAATGATTATGGCGCACCTTATTGACCCGCTTGGGTCAGGTGCGCTAAAGCGTCTTACCTCTCAGTATGTCGACGCCAAAGCTGCGTCTTTGCAGTCTCAGCTGGACGAAGGACTTGTAAAGAATGGTTGGACCTGGGGAACTGTTCCAATCGACTACCAGCCTTACTGGGCCTATGGTGCGCTCGACACTGTTTTGACCATGAAACTTTTTGAGTTGTTCTGGCAAAAGTGCGGACCTGGTCAGCCTTACTCTCAGGCGTACGAGCTTGAAATGAATACACGACGTATCGTCACTCGCATGGAGCTCAACGGTGCTCGTCTCGACCTCGACTACTCGCGCCGTAAGTATGACGAACTAGTTGAATATACCGAGCAGGTTAAGACCTGGGCCAAGGACTCATACAACGGGTTATCAATCACAAGCAACATTCAGTTGGTTCGTCAATTCGAAGCCATGGGCGCACTTATCACTGAGACAACTCCGTCTGGTGCAAAGTCTGCGTCTGCTGACCAGCTCAAGATGTTGGTTCGTGATGGCACTCCTCAGATTCAGGAATTGGCAGCTACAGTTTTGAAGCAGCGAAAAGCTGACAAACTAGCCAACACCTACTTCTCTAACTTCATCAACGACAATGTCAACGGTTTCGTACACCCGTCTGTGAAGACTCTCGGCGCTCGTACTGGCCGTATGTCTATCCAGAACCCTGCGCTACAGACCCTACCTAAGGGTGACGACACTGTTCGCCGTGCATTCCTACCTAAGGACGACGACCACGTAATCGTCACCTCGGACCTTGACCAGGTTGAGTTCCGCATGTTCGCAACCTTGTCAAAAGATGAGAACCTAATCAACCTATTCAACATGGCAGACGCTACCGGCTCAGACCCTTTTACTGAGATTGGTCGCGAGGTTTACGCTGACCCAGCAATGCAGAAGTCAGACAAGCGTCGTGGTCTAATCAAGGGTGTAGTTTACGGTCGCCTCTACGGTGCCGGTGTCGCGAAGCAGGCACTAACCGCTGGTGTCCCCGAAGAGCAGATGCGTGCAGTATCAAATGCATTTGACGAGCGTTTTCCTGGCATGGCTCTTTTCCAAAAGAAAGTAGAAGACGTTGGTATGCGTCGTCTGCGCTCAGAGGGTCAGGGTTACGTAAACACCTGGACCGGGCGTCGACTACCTTGTGACGAAGACCGCGTCTACACTCTCACTAACTATTTGATTCAGGGCGGTGCCGCTGAAGTGTTTAAGTCGAACCTAGTCAAGTTGGACCAGGCTGACCTCACCGAGCTTTTGATTGTGCCTGTGCACGATGAAATTGTGTTGAATGCTCCGCGTGAAAGCGCAGCCGAGATTCAGCAGATTGTCCGCGAGTGCATGACTACTCGCGATGGTTGGGCAGTGCCTCTTACTGCTGATGTTGACGGACCTCTAGAAAACTGGGGACAGAAATACTAATGACTAAACTACTACTGGCTGTAGACCCCGGGAAAGCAACCGGCATTGCCTTTTTTAGTTACAACGCTGGCGAAGAGCCTGTGCTTATCGAGGCTGGTGAGTACCAGCAAGACGAGTACGCTAAGCCAATTCGACAAGCTCTCGCTCACTCGATTATGTCGGGGCAGGAACTTGAGATTGTCTGCGAGCGATTTACTATCAACTCCCAGACTGTCAAAAACTCTCAGGCTCCGTTTTCCCTTGAGCAGATTGGAATCCTCAAGCAGTGCCTTATGGACGTGGGTCGCTCTCCTGACGACATTTACTTCCAGAGCCCTGCGGACGCCAAGTCCATGTTTGACAACCCTAAGCTCAAGAAGCTAGGATATTGGCACAAGGGCGGCGAAGGACATGCACTTGACGCAATCCGACACGGTTTGCTAAGGTTGGTAAAAAGCGGTTGGAAGCCAATTTCGCTGCTAGAATAATTTTAAAGATACTAACAAAATTTGCAATAAAACTAAAAAATCTGTGTTAGTATGTATATACGAAATGACGAAAGGAAGGCTTAGATGCCTGTTGATGTAGAGCTTGACGCCACTGGCAAGCACATCATTATTAACGCTGAATGGCGTTTAAAAGAGCTATGCAAGAGCATTCCAGGAGCCTCCTGGAGCGCCAAGGAGGGCATTTGGCGTTTGCCAACCTCCTGGGCCAGCTGCCTTGCGCTAAGGTCTACATTCAAGGAAGACCTTGCTATAGGACCTAATTTGAAGGCCTGGGCCGGTAAAGAAGTAGCAAGCCGAATCAACCCGTCAAATACACTTCGAGACTTAGAGGCCATCGAGGACTCAACCGAGAATGCTGACCTCTTTCCACACCAGCGTGCAGGAGTACGATTCCTAGCTACTGCACGTAGAGCACTGCTGGCTGACGAGCCCGGTCTTGGTAAGACCGCTCAGGCTATCCGTGCTCTTAAGGCGGCACACGACGCGGGTGAAGCAATATTTCCAGCCCTTGTCGTGTGCCCCAACACTTTGAAGAAAAACTGGGAGCGCGAGTTCGACAAGTGGTGGCCAGGCGTAAACGTTCAGGTTATCTCTGGCTCTGCTGTTCAGCGTCGCAAGCAGTTTGAAGAAGAGGCTGACGTCTATGTAATCAACTGGGAGTCGCTACGCACTCATTCGCGTTTGGCTCCTTACGGCTCAATTTCGCTTAGCCGTTGCGCACTTTGTGGTGGGCACGACACTCGTATCACTCCGACCAAGTGTGAGGTTCACGAGCGTGAGCTAAACGTTATTGACTTCAAGGCAGTCATTGCTGACGAAATGCACCGCTCAAAAGACCCTAAGTCAAAACAGAGTCGTGCGCTCTGGGCTGCTACTGGCGAAGCCGACATTCGTTATGCGCTTACCGGTACTCCAATTGCTAACAACGTTCTTGACATGTGGGCAATCTTGCACTGGATTTCTCCAGAAGAGTGGCCTTCAAAGACCAAGTGGATTGACCGCATGGTCAACACCATGCTCAATGCGTTTGGCGGAATGATGGTTCTCGGTGTGAAGCCTCACATGGAAGAAGAGTTCTACGCTGCCATCAACCCTCGTATGCGTCGCATGTTGAAAGCGCGTGTACTTCCTTGGCTGCCAGAGATTATCAACGACCGCCGTGACATCGAGATGTCTGCAAAGCAGGCCAAAGCCTACAAGCAGATGCGCGACAACATGATTGCAATGCTCGAGCGTGAAGACGCTACTGGCGATGCGATTGTTGCACCTAACCCTTTGACCCAGACTATTCGTCTGCTACAACTTGCTAGCTCTTACGCAGAGGTAGTTGTTGACGACGCTGGCAACGAAAAGGTTATTCTCGCTGACCCGTCATGTAAGGTCGATGCTTTGATGGACGACATCAAGGCTGGAGACTTTGGTGACGACTCGGTTGCAGTCTGTGCCGTGTCTCGTCAGCTAATCGACCTAGTAAGCGCACACCTAACAAAGGAAGGTATCGAGCACGGTCTAATTACCGGTGCTCAGGATGCCGACCAGCGCCAGCGTGCGATTGATGATTTCCAGTCTGGACGCACTAAGTGGATTCTGTTCACCGCCCAGGCTGGTGGTGTTGGTGTTACCTTGACAGCTGCTCGTCGTCTTGTTATGCTACAGCGACCATGGTCTCTTGTTGACCACAAGCAGGCTTTGGACCGTGTCCACCGCATCGGCTCTGAGATTCACGACTCTGTGATTATCACTGACTATGTAACTCAGGACACTATTGAAGAGCGAGTTATTGACGCCCTAGATACCAAGTCAGACAATTTTGAACAAATTGTCCGTGACAAAGCAAAACTACTTGACATGCTAAAAGAAAGTAAGTAGGGTATTACACATGACAGATGCTCCCCTAAGAATTTCTAACTCAGAAATTCAGACATTTAAAGACTGCCGACGCAAGTGGTGGTTTAGCTACTACCGTCGTCTGCAGCCAAAGCAGAAGGATTTTACTGGTGCGCTTGCGCTAGGTTCTCGTATCCACGAAGCAATGGACCAGTACTACTCTTCGGACATGACTCTAGACCTGCTTGAGATTCACTCTGAGCTAGTCTTGACTGACCGCAAGATTCTTATGGACGACTACCGCGACACTACCGACCTCGAAGCTGAGGCAGAGCTAGGCCACATCATGCTTGCTGGCTATCTAGAATGGGTAGAGGACGAGGGCATCGATGTTGAGCTAGAGCGTATCTCGAACGAAGAGATTATCTCTATGCCTATGTTTGACGGCAAGGTCGAACTTCAAGGCAAGCTAGACATGCGCGTTCGTCGTAAGTCTGATGGCGCTCGTATGTTCCGTGACTTTAAAACTGTTGGTGGTTCGTTTACTGAGTTCGGTTCTACCGCTCACATGAACGAGCAGATTCTTACCTACATGACTCTGGAGGCTGCTCAGAACAAAGATGGCGAGCGTTCTGATGGTGGTATCTTTACCATGCTTAAAAAGGTAAAGCGTTCGGCTGCAGCTAAGCCACCGTTCTACCAGCAGATTGAAGTGCGCCACAACATCTACGCTCTCCGTAACTTTTGGCAGCGTCTTCAGGGCTCAATCGGAGACATGCTCAATGTTCGCAAGGCACTCGACGAGGGTGCTAATCACCAGCTAGTTGCATACCCACGCCCTTCGCGTGACTGCAAGTGGAAGTGTCAATTCTTCTCCGTTTGTCCACTAGTGGATGACGGTAGTGCTGCAGAGGCAGCAATTGAAGATTCGTTCGCGGTTGGTAACCCGTACGATTACTATAACAGTACCCAAGAAAAGAAAGGAAGTGAGTAGACATGTCGAATGTTGACCGCAGTTTAACAATTATGGTTTATGGCGAGTCTAAGGTTGGTAAGTCAACCTTTGCAGTTACGGCACCATACCCACGCCTAATGCTAGATGTTGAGGGTGGACACCGTTTCCTCCCAATCAACGTAAAGTATTGGGACCCAATTCGCGAAGAGCCACCTGTTGCAGATGGTACGTGGGACACAGTTGTTGTCCAGGTTCGCGACTACGATGTTGTAATGAAGACATTCCAATGGCTTCAGAGCGGCAAGCACCAGTTCAAGTCCCTAATCATTGACTCAATCTCTGAGTTGCAGGTTAAGTGCATGGACAACATTGCAGGAACCGAACAGATGAAGATGCAACAGTGGGGCGAGCTACTTCGCCACATGGGTGCACTACTTCGTGACCTTCGTGACCTAACAATGCACCCAACTCAGCCTCTCGAGGCTGTAGTATTGACTGCTATGGCTCGTAAGGGTCAGGATGGCGTATACCGTCCTTACCTACAGGGTCAGCTAGCAGTTCAAGCACCATATTTCTACGACATTCTGGGAGCAATCACAGTGGAGCAGGTTCCAAACCCTGACCCAATGCAGGCTCCATACAAGGTTCGTCGTATGTATGTGGAGCGAACTCCTGACTATGAAGCAGGAGAGCGCGTACAAGGCCGACTCGGCAAGGTTGTCGAGCAGGAAAACTTGGGCATCGAACGTATGCTCGATATGGTCTTCGGTGAGAAGACCAAAACTACAACAAAGAAAGCAGGCTAAGGCCCATGAGCTCAGTCAATTGGAGCGACCTCGTCAAAGAAGCTGGCGAGACTAACAGCTACGAAGCACTACCAGATGGTGACTACGACCTAAAGGTCCTAGAAGCTACTGCAAAGGTTTCGCAGTCAGGCAAGACCATGTTCTCGATTAAGAGCGAGGTACAGGCTGGTCCACACGCAAAGCGTTTGGTCTGGGACAACCTAGTTGTTTCTCCAGACTCATCAGCAGCACTTGGAATGTTTTTCAAGAAGATGGCTGCTCTAGGTCTAAACCGCGCTTACTTCGACCAGAACCCAACCAACGCTCAGATTGAGCAGGCACTACTAAACCGCACCTTCCGCGGTCAGGTTGGTTCACGTACCTGGCAGGGCCAGAAGAAGAACGAAATCAAGATGTACTACGTTCTTCCTGCCGCTGGCGAGGCTGTTGCATCTCCACCAGTAACCGCAGCAGCACCTGCGCCAGCACCAGCGCCAGCTCCGGCTCCAGCACCTGCTCCGGCAGCACCTGTGAGCTCGGAAGACGCTCCGTTCTAACAAACTAAACGGTGAGGGGGCACTACTCCGGTAGTGTCCCCTTATCTATTAGTAAGGAATCATGGAAATACTTCTAACAGGGATGTCCTCGGCCCACACGTCACCAAAGGTTCACGAAAAGAACTTCGGTTTTTTTGGCGTGCTTAATAAAATTTTTACCGAACTTGGTCACTCGGTGACTTGGACCAGTTCGAGTATGTCTTGGTCTGCCAATGACCTAAAGAAGTATGACGCAGTTTTTGTTGGCATTACTCCGCCAACCAGTATCAGCGCCAATCGAGCCTACGGTGCTCTTGGCGTTATTGAGTCGCTATGGGGTTCTAGCAAGTTACACCTAGTTATTGACTCTCCTCAGCAATGGCTTATCCAGCCAAGCCTAAAATCAGTTCTCGCTAACCCAAAGGCTTTAGTAAAAAGTTTCTACTCAAAGCGGGCCGAGTTTTCATTAGCCAGCGCCCCTGAGGGTTTGGATAGGCTAATCAGAGCTTGCACGCTTCTGTCTAATGAAGTTTGGCCGATAACCCTACACCCGTCGCTTCCTTGGAAGTCTGACGACGAAAACAGTAATTTTCCTGTTGGAGCCAGAGACGTAGCCATAGGAATCAGCTACGACTCGGAGCTGCTGTCCGAGGCATCAGCGCCTGACAAGTTTGACACGCGTGAGCAGAAGTGGCTCATTGATTCTAAGTCAGGTCAGTGGAATGAAATGGTTTCTCAACTGGTCCATCACCCGATTGAGCTGCTCAAAGAAAGTAAAGCTAAGACTGACTACGACGCGCTAGTGAGTTTAGTCAACTCCACAGGACTTCTTGTTGCTCCTCAAAGACGTCAAGGTGGTACCTGGTGGTCTTATGCTATTGTTCAAGCCCTAGCTAGCCTTACCCCAATCGCGAGTGACTGGCGCGAGACTATGGCGCTGGGAGACTGCTGGAACAACCTGCCAGCAGCTATAGAAGAGATGTCGGTAGCAGACAGGTATCTGCTCGCTACCGAGCAACGAAGAACCTATCTCGAGTCGGTTCCTACAAAAGAAGAAACTCTCGAGATTATAAATAACCTACTCAATAGGGCTAAGGAGAAATAAATGCCAGAAGTAAATTACGAATGGGTAAGACAGCAAATGGAAGAAGCCAAGGTTAAAGTTGGCTCCGGTAAGGCTGTACTAAGATTGCTCGCTGCCTGGGAAGAAGAGACAAAGCTCTCTGAAAACCTATCTAAGGAAGCAATCGAAGTATTTAGCAAACTAGCACTTAATCATGCTTTGTCTTCGCCAGTTAAGGTTGACGAAGTTTGGGTGCCTGCTCAGCCGGGTCAAATCACTGTTGGCGATGAAGTCCGCGTCTTGAGCGACGCATTCACTGACCAGGCTGGAACTATCCACAACGGGCGTCGAGGTAAGGTGGCTGCTATCCGTTATGGAGATGTCATCTTTAAGTCGACTGACGGTAAGTCTCCTGAACTAGATGGTGTCCACTACTCGCCTTACAAGCTAGAGAAAAGAATCAAGTAATGACTAGAACATCTTTTGAGCTAGAATTTCCGGCAAAAACTGCTAGTTTAGCAAAAGTACTAGCAGAGACTATGGTTGCCGACTATCTAGAGCTTCCCCGTGAACAGATATCTGACTTGGTAGACCTAGAATTCAAAGTCAAATACTCTGTCGAGGATGGGGTTTTAGTGACCGTTTACGGAACTGTAAAAAGAAACATTGTAAATCTCTAATTTGTAAACTCAGGTGATGCACGCCTGATACGGGACTCGTCGCGCTACAATCTTTATATGAAAGATTCTAGAAAAGGCGAGTCCCTTTGGTTTATCTGGGAGGGCGAGGGGTTTTCTCACGCTCTTGGGGATGACTCTACAATCTTTTATACCGAAGACCATATTGATGTCGACATTGAGCTAGTAAAACGAGCCCTAGCCTCAGGCATTCAACGCTATGGGCTGGTTGATAGTTTGTCTGAAGGTTTTAGAGCCATAGATACCGGTGTAGTTAGCACTGGATATTGCGGATATGTAGACGGAGACAATGAGTTAACCATCTGTGACAAATCAGGTCTTACCGAATACCACGACACTGTAGATAAAGCTACTCCAACTACTTTTGTCGAGGTTTATCTATTTTGAACGACTATCGCGAATACTGGGATGAAGACGCCGAGTGCGCTAAGGTCTCAAATAGAGATAAAATTAATTTATTTTTCTCTAATAAGAACAATGATAAGTTCCAAGCAAAACTTATGTGCTCGCAGTGTCCTGTCCGCAGGGAGTGCGCTAAGGAAGCACTAGAGGGTAAAAAACTTCACGGTATTTGGGGAGGAATGGACGAACGAACCATTAAACGCACCCTATCTGTCAACTGGGAAGGGCAGGAGATGCGTAGAAAGCGTTTTCCTAAGTGCCCGGGATGCAATGCAAACACCTTAGACCTAGTCACTAAGACCGTAAAGCGCCCAAATGGCGGCCGTTGGGCCACTATGCGTGTAGTTGAGTGCACTGAGTGCGCTTTTGAGTGGCAAAGTCGTACTAGTGCTAATGCTGTCGATGCTTACCACGCTCAGAGGGCCGAACGAATGGTCCGCGCTGAGAAAGAACAAGCAAAAAAGCGTGCTTTAAAGAAAAAGAATGCCGCTAAGCCTTCTCAGAAATCGCAAGACGATACCACTCAGAGTTCTTCTTAAGTCTTTCATCATTTGGATTGATTTTTATAGCCTTTTTGTTGAGAACTAGGGCTTCTTCAGGTCGACCTAGGTGGTAAGCCGACAAAGCAGCATAATCGTATGGCAGTTCTGACCACGAATCCTCTTCACACATGTAGTCAAGCTTCTTCTCAGTAATGCGAAGTGCTTCCATGGAAGATTTATAACAATTTTCCCAGTCCTGAGCGTTGTAGTGGTGCTTAGCCATGTCCATAAATGGCTCCCTACGTCCGGGGGACTCCTGGGCTGCCTTAGTGAACCATTCTATGGCTTCTGACGGGTTCATTTTGCCGATATGCCTCATAGAAGAGGCTCTCTCGGGGGCCCAGACGGCCGTAGGAAGCCCTAGGTGACGTTTAAACTCCTGGGTCGCCTCTTCATACCTGCCATAATAAAAGAGCTCTCTAGCGTAGTAGTAGGCGTTTCTATCGCTATATGGCTGCTCGTCTACGGCCATTTTTAACATTCCCAGGTACTGGGAGCGGGACTTTGTGGGGTCAGCTTTGTGTAAAATTTGAAAACCAACCACGCCGCGAACTTCCCTATACTCCCCGTATGTACTGATGATTTCGTGAGCCGGTTGACGCCAGGTTACGCCCCAGCGGGAGTGGATTCGGTCTGCTCCGTACTGCAGCCCGGGGGTACCGTCTTCTCTGATATTCCAAGTGAGTGTTGCGCGAATAATTGCAGACATTCCCTCGCCTGGGGCAGCTAAATCTTCAAATTCTTTTCGCCAACCTTCAGTAAGGACCTCGTCCATATCTAAAGAAATGCAGTAGTCTATGTCGGCTGGTAGCGCAGCTAAGGCGGCGTTTCTGCTTGTGTCAAATCTAAAAGGCTTTAGCAACGCACTGACTACGTTGATGCCGAGACTTTTGGCAATCTCTACGGTTTTATCGGTCGAGCCGGTGTCAGCGATAAGAATGTAGTCTGCGTCTTTTACAGAGTTGTACCAACGCTCGACGTGCTTCTCTTCGTTAAGAGCAATCGTGTAGACGGCAACTTTCACCGGGCTAACAACCTTTTCTTGATGTCCGTAGTGCTAATCCCAATCGTGTATGGGATATAACCAAAACCAATGTTATGCTTCTCGAGCCATTCTCTGGTAAATGACATCTGTTTCATGTAATCCCTTTCGCACCAGTCGGTGCCAACAATCACAAAGTCTACATCTGCGGCAAGTATTGATGGTCTACTGTCTTTACCGCCAATATTTTTTATAACTTCATCGACATACATGCAAGCTTTGAGCACTGTTTCACGTTCGTCATACGACATAACTGGCTTTTTACCTTTATATTCTTCTACAAATTCGTCAGTATTTAGGGCTACAACTACCTGGCCATCTTTACCAGCCATATCTTTTATACGTCTTAGTAGTTCTACGTGCCCCCAATGAAAGAGGTCAAACGTCCCTCCAGTGTAGATTCTCATGCGTCAGCTACCTTTTCTGGGTTTGAGTATATTTGTTTAATCCCTACGACTACATCTGGGTCTCTTACCTTTTTAACAGTTGCCTCGATTATGTCTGCGAGTCTGTACTCATTAAATCCTTCCGAAGCGCAAAAACTTTTAAATGCATCAATTACTTCCGAGTATTCTCGATTGCCGTCGGTGCTGTCATAGCTCTGCTCCTTAGGGTGGAACATGTCTACCCCCGCGTCTCTGTAGATTACTCTGTTCATGTAGAGAATCAGCGAGCAGTAAGACATGTCCAGGCCCCAGCCGGTTTTGGTTTCAGCAAAATCTAGAGTTTCTGTCTCTGAACACCATGCGTAAAACTTTAACATGTACTCAACGATGTCTCGATTCAATGCTAAGTACGAACCGTTGGTGTTTGTTGAAAGATAGAGATTTTTGTATTTGTTAGATTCGCGGAGCATTGACTTTTCACCAGAAAAAACATCATTAGTGTTGTTTGATGCAAAAGCACCTAGCTCTGGATTCTCTAAAAAAACTGTTTCTATGTATCTTGTGTAGCCGATGTAGTCGGGGTGTGCGATGTCTCCCGTGTTAAATATAAATACGTCAAAACCGTTATCAATAAAATCTTGCATAGCCGAAAAAAAGTGTCGGTTATATCTAATATCAGGTCGTCTGACCCAATCCGGGTTTTGGTCTTCTATGCTAGAAACGTTATAAAACACGTGAGCAATGTCGGTGCCCTCTAATTGCTTACTAATGTCTAAACAATTGTCTATAGCGCCATCCCAGGCGATGATGTAGGTCTTGCTTTTCAATTACAACCTGACAGGAATGACGTTGATATTCTCTCGAGGGTCAAAATCCCCACCCATGGTGTAGGTGAGTAGTCCAGGCTTAGACGACATACCAGCGCGGTCGCGGAACCACTCCGAGCCCGGGTCAGTGGTTGGTGCCTGCATCCAGAATCGGTGGCCAATGTCCATACACTTAAAGTTGTGGAAGTGCCCTGAAACCCAAACGTCAGCATTACCTAGTGCTGTCTGTCCTGCAGCTTGCCCCGAGATGTATTTCATAGGGTCGCGCATCTGGTGCCCGTGGAAAAGACCTAGCATGCTGCCACAGATGTCGACAGTTAGAGTTTGGTGTCCAGAGGACGGGTAACGGAACTCTACATGCTTAAGTGCCGGGTTTTCCGCGCAGGCATCTTGAACTGCCGCTGCAATTTCTACGTTCCAACCGTCAGCTGGGTCAGCTGCAACTTGACGAGTAACTTCGTCGTGGTTTCCATTTACCACAGGGACTACTAGTCTTTCGCAAAGGGGCGCTAACGCTTTAATCTGCGCCATAAGCAGTCGACGTGCAACTCGTACCTGCTCGGTAAGTCCCAAGTCAGAGGCCGCTAGTCCTTGTAGTCGTCCGCCTTGGCTGACGTTACCTTCAACGTGGTCGCCAGGAAGAGCAAGGACAATAGTCCCGATAGAAAGACCAGCCTTTTGAAGCATTTCATAACGCTTTACTGCACTCTCTGTTAGGTGAAGAATTCGGTCAATCGATTGCTGACTACCGCCATCACTTGTTTTCTTACCAATCTGCTGGTCGCTTGGAACTACTACAAATGCTCCTGTACCAATTCCTTGTTTGATGCCGCGCTCTGGTCGCCATTTTTTTACTTCATCAATAAGTTTTTCAGCATCTAGCTCGTCACCGTATGAAGTTGCGGCTGGGATAATGTTTACACGAAGAGACTCTAGATACTCGCCGTCATACTTCTGCCACTTACCTCGGCGCACCGAGGTGATTTCCCAGTGGCGGGGGTTTAAGTCAAACGACTCTAGAATTGCCTCGGCGTCCTGAGTCTGACCTACCGGAGCAGCCGAGGACACAACGTAACCGCCTTTGCGGTCATCAATGTCCATTCGCGAACGCCAGTCTTCTGGCGTATTAAGTTTCTTTAAATCAGAACCGCTGTTCCCTGGACTAGATAAATTTTCTAGACGTTCTGATAATCCCATTAGGAAATTCTCCTGTAGCAGGGGCACGCCTTGCGCTTGTGTCGGTCAATAGAGCTCTTAGAGATATCGTACCCTTCTTCTCGAAGGATGACAGAAAGGGCGCTATGCGACACGCGGGTAGGGTCGTCTACTGGAACCGCTAGAATTTCCTCGAGCTGAGTCTTTTCTTTTGGAGTTAGTTGAGTGCCGTTGAGTAGAGCTCCGAGTTTGCAGGCTACATTGTTTGACTCTGCGGAGACCTTTGATAGCCGGTCAGATAGGGACATGAGAATCCTTTCGTCATTCGTCTTGTCGTCATTATTCTACTACACCAACCAGTATTTATTATGGTGTGTCGTCAGTTTTATTTTTACGTCGTCTGACTGGTGTTTTTGATTCTACAGGAACGTATGAAGGCATGCCAATCAAAATTTCCTTGATAATTCTAAGTTCTATTGTACTTTCGGTGCTGGCTTTTTCAATTCGATTTACTCGGTCAGCTAGTGACGAGCCGCCGTTTTCCCAGAGCTGGTGCTCTACCCTATCAAGACGCTCGGCTAAAGTCCGGCCAGCTTTGTCTACTCCAATAGCATCGCCAATTTTTCGTGCTAGTCTATAGATTGCAATGACGGCACCAATAATAACTCCAACGGCCGTAATGCCCGCGGCAAGAGTGTAAATAAGTTCTAAAGGCATGAGTTATAATGGATTCCTAGGTAGATGCAATTAGGTTTGTATCTATAATTTTACCCTATTAGGGTCGCCCTGATTCGGCAGGTTGTTAGGTCAACTAACTCGGTCAGTTCACGCAATCGCGTAAA